AATGGAAGTTCCAGTAGAGCCGGAAATATTATATTTTCCTAAAACAAACTATTTAGGAACACAATTTCATCCTGAGGGAATGAATGAAGGAGATCCCGCGCTTGATTATTGCAAAGAATTATTAAATAAATTTCTTGAAGATAAACTTTAACAAATGATAACAAAAAATAGAATATCAAAAGCAGCTCAACCTAAAGAATTTACTAAATTTAGGACCAGAATACGTACACGCCATCCCTCACATCGTCCTTTGCGTAGTGTACTTCCGCTTCTTCCGTTTCGTTCAGTAATTAGGCTTGGTTCACAAACGGACGAGCCTAATACAATTTCCCATGGAGGTAACGTAGTAGAATTAAATACTATAGAAGGTGTAAGAAATTCAGCCAATAAAAGGTTGATGAAGCAATGCTTTAATTTGGCCGGTGTACAGACAGCTGATTGGTATTTATTAGATAATAAAGGTCAATTTTATCAACAACAGGGATTAGAAGAGTCCCCTAAGTTAGTAGATATAAAAGATCTTCCTTATCCTATCATCTCTAAACATGTACATGGATCACGCGGAGAAGGTGAAACAAAATTAATTTAATTTGGTAGTTCCAATAAAATGTCGTATATTATAGTATAACAATACTATAACTATGAAAGACATTGTCACAATTTATGCATTAGTAGATCCTATATCATTAAAAATTAGATATATAGGAAGAACTCGAAGTTCGTTACAGAAAAGATTACAACAACATGTGTGTAAAGCAAAAAAGAATTATGATTGCAATACACATAAAGGAAATTGGATAAGAAAGCTTATAAAAATGAATTCAAAGCCTTTTATAAGAAAACTTACTACTGTAATAGGATGGGTGGAATCGTATGAATTTGAAAAAGCGTTGATTAATAAATATAAGAATAGATTAACTAATCACGATGATAGAGGAGAAGGAGGTATAAATAAAGTAATAACACAAAATCAAAGAGATAAAATATCTAAGTCTCTTAGTGAATATTACAGCAATCCTGAAAATCTTCATATGAATAGAAAAATTTATGTTTATAATTATGATGGAACATTCTATAAGGAGTTTCCGTCTATAGAAGTAGCAGCTAAAGAATTAGGAATATTTAGAAGTACGATATTTAAGTACTTGGGTGGTCATATTGGAAAAAGAAGACCTTGGAGAATAAAACTACAATTTAGTTACGAAAAAGTAGAATCAATGAGAGATTGGACAAAAATCAAAAAAGTTAATCGCCGTTTTGTATGGTAACATACATTATTATAATTGGACAAAAACGGGGAAGGCTGAAACGCTAATCCCGTGCTAAATATATGAATTAAAATACATATATCAGTGTAACGCATAGAGATTGAAAACTGGAAACAGAATTAATATAAAATGGGATTTATATATATTATACGGAATGAAGTTAATGAAAAGGTGTATATAGGACAGACTACAAAATCTGTTCAAGAAAGATTTATGCAACATCTAAAATTGCTAAAGTCAAATAAAAATCAACTTATTCATAAAGCTATTGTAAAGTATGGTAAAGAATCATTTTATATTGAAACTTTAGAAGAATGTAGTAATGAGCTGCTTGATGAAAGAGAAATCTTTTATATAGAATTGTATGATTCCTTTAACAAAGGATACAACTTATGTAAAGGAGGTAATCAACCAAAAAGATTAGCTATAATCTTACCAAAAGAAGAACTGATTGAAATGTATAAAAGTGGAAGTTCTCAAAGAGAAATTGCCACTAAATATAATGTTAGTCATAAAACTATTGCTAAGTTTCTACAAAATACTGAAATGAGAAATAAGAATAATAAACTCAAACGGTATTCTAAAGTATCTAAAGATAAGCTCATAGAGTTTTTAGAGCAAGGTAAATCACAAAGAGAGATTGCAAGATTGTTCAATGTGAATCATAGTGCTATTAAAAGAGCTATCATTAAATTTTGTTTACAGAATAAAATAGTAGAGAATTGACTCTACTGTTCACTACTTTGTGAACATCTCCACGAGTGTCCGACATCCTTATAGGATGAAAATATATGCTGAGCTATAGAGAAGATTAATCTATAGAACTAGAGGATAAAAAGCCTTTAGGATAACAAAACTGAATTTAAAACATGATACAGAAAAAGACCTCGCTGCCTGGATAAGATCAAGAGACTGTTCCAATTATATCTTTGAAAGGTTTTATAACTATTCCAGGGAATATAGGCTTCACATAACGGAAGATGGATGTTTCTACACTTGCCGTAAAATGCAGAAGAAAGACACTGCAGAAAAAGATAAGTGGTTCAGAAACGATTCTAATTCTGTTTGGATTCTCGAAGAAAATCCTGAATTTGAGAAACCTGTAAATTGGGAAGAAATCGTAAAAGAATGTCAAAAAGCTCAGGAAGCTTTAGAACTTGACATATGTTCATTTGATGTTCGCGTTCAAAGTGTTAAAGATCCAAAAACAAAACAAAACAGAAATAAATGCGCTTTTATTATTTTAGAAAGTAATAGCGCTTCTAGCTTTGGTGAAGTAACTTTACGCAAATATATTGAAACTATTCCTAGATTAGCTATGAAAAAAGCTCAGGAGTATAAAATTTGGAACGGAATTAAATAATCAAAAATTAATGGGAAGTGTGACAGTAGCCCATAGGTACCGTAATAAGTACCGATAACCGCGCAAGAAAAGGAGATTGTAGTATACAGACGTGTATCTATTTGTTGAATTCTGACTACTTCCCATTAATTTTTAAACTAAATCAACTATGACAATAATAGCATATTACCTATTATTACAACTACTACTCATTAATTTATTTAAACGAAATAGTTCCATTTTATATTGTGGTATTTTTGGGTTCTCTGGATTTAATAAAATAACCAAAGAACAAGCAAAATCCGCATTAAATAAAATTAAAATATTGGGATTATTGAGCTATCCCAGCAGGGGTAGGGATGGATGTGGAATTTATTATAATAAAACAATTCTTAGAGGAACTAAACAAGGAAGTTTAGATACTACAGAATTTGATGATTTTTTAATGAATCCAGATGAAGTTCTACCTGCTTTTGATGCTCGCGAAGGCAATGTTATAATAGGTCATGTTAGGGCAGCTTCTTTAGGAACCGCTAAAATAGATTCTAATATTCATCCTTTTCACATAAAAGGTGCTACTAGTGAAGACGATATTATCTTTTTACATAATGGTACAATCGACAATCCTTGGCAAATGTGTGAAAAACACGGCATAGACCATGTTGGAGAACATATTAATCTTGATTCTAAAGCATTAGGTACATTAATAGCTCGTGTAGGAACATCAGTATTAGAAGAATACAAAGGCGCTGCTGCATTATTGTGGACAAAACCTTCTGAGCCTAATAGTTTATATGTATTCCACGGCGGATCTTATAAATTTAAATCAGATAAAGCCATAAGTGAAGAACGTCCTCTGTATCATATGAAAACAGATGAAGGTATTTACTTTGCAAGTGAAGCTCGTTTTCTTAACGCAATAAGAGAAACTGATAAACAAATTGTAGAGGAATTTATCTATAATAGGGTTATAAAGTTTACCAACGGTAAAACTGACGGACCTGCTGTAGTTATCAACAGAGAAGAGGCTAATCTTTGGACATCACCAATAAATACTCCCACAACTCAACAAGGAAGTAGAATAGGCCCATCTTATCCAGCAACTCAGAATAGAAATATTATTACAGATGTAAGATCTAATTCAAACATTCGTAAAAGAAACGCGGGAAAAGGAGGTGGTTCTGGCCCAAAGACTCCCAGTACTAACCTCGTATGGAACGAATTGGCGCCAAAAGAAACCCTTAGTAGATCTGGAAAGAACTACGTTTCCTTCTATAAAGGTAGGTATCATTTGCCTAACGGTGTTTTTCCTAGTAATTTACTTTGGATTAAAGACCGTGGGATTGTTGTAGCTGAAGGAGAGCCTGAAGCAACTGCATATTGGTTTTGGTCAGGAGTTTTATTAAAAAACAAAGAAGCATACGAAACTTTAGTAAAAGAATCTAACCAAACAAATTCTTGGGTGAATTCTCCTACAGAAAATTATGCTGCTTTCATGAGTAGATTTAGTATGTATCCTGTTTGTAACTTAGAAACAGAATGCATAAATGAAAGTACGTTTTTTAGATACTCTTGGTATTATTCTGAAAAAAGAGTGCATTCAGAAACGTTTACTCCGTTATTTTCCGGTAGGTCTTATAAGATTGCAAAAGGCTTTCTTACTGAAATTACTTCAAGTGATTCTGATGACAAAGTTTTTCCAGAAACTAAAAATAACGATTTAAGTGTATTTGATATCATTTTTGAAAAAATTGATGAAGTACATTTAACTATGAGTAATGTTGAGCTTTCTGCAATGGAACGTTATGTTGAAGACACGCTCAGACAAGAATGGAATCAGGTGCCATTAATTCAGGAAACACAACAGCAAATGTGGATGCTTGTGAGAACAGCTATTGCTGGTGGTATGACTATACGTCACGCTTTTAAAGATACAGACGGTTTATTAGAGATATATGCAGAAGATATACATAAACATTCTGAAACTGATGGTTATCCAGCTAAGATAAATTTTGTAGAGTCAGTAGAAACAGCCGATGAATATGATTCTTTACAAGATGCATATCGAGCAATGGGAAAAATCACTCAAACACATTTTAGTACAAATTTAAATATAAGAAAAGCTTCTAAAATTGAAGCTGCTGTTGACGCTGAAAGTGATTTTACAAAAGACGACGACATGCCTTGGGAATATCCTGATGATGAGGCTTTAAAAGATGCATATGTAGAAGATTATAAATTAATGATGAGCGAACAAGAAATAGATAAGGAAATATTAAAATTTGAGAATAATCGCGAAAAAGAAAATCATCGTTTAGCTGTACAAAAAGTTGGGGAATTAATAGATACAATACAAGAAGTAGCTACCGTTTCTGATGAATTAAACGCAATGATAGATAGTGATTATGCTACAGATGCAGCGCAAATAGTACGTAATAGCATAGAGGATGTGAAACATAAACTGGGAGAAGTTTGTGAAGTAAATCATGATCCAGAATCCCTAATGAGGTTAAATCAAATAGTTAATTCTTAATGATATTATTTAAAGATGACTCAAATTTGAGTCTTAAGGTTATTACAACAGTACAAAATAAAAAGGAATACAGAAGAAATTGTAAATTCATTAATAATAAGTTTTATTTAATGAATGAAGACTGTTTCTTCGTAGATGGCCTATGGTACAGAAAAGAATCGGGTAAAATAGAATACGATAACGAAAAAAAGCAGTGGGTTCTAAAAAGCAAAAATCAATTAATAAATGGAGTAATTGATGTAAAGGGTGGAGAACTAACAATGGGTTGGTTCTCCCCCAATGTTTTTACTAACTGTAAAATGTATCATTCTGCGTTAGGCACTGTAATTTGTCAAAATTTACAACTTTTAAAAGATAATAATTACATAGAAGATATTTCTAGTTGTAAATGGTATCATAAGAATGCGTTAACTACAGAACAAGTCAAAAAAATGTCTCTTATTAGAAATGAGAGAAATTATACTGATAAAGGTTATAATATTGAAGATAACGGTTCTGAATTTGAACGTAAAAAGCAGTCTTATAAAGATTTTCCAACTGAGATATCAAAAGACGTAAGAAAGTATGCTAAGTTTTTAGGAGACTTAACTTATGGTTATGAAATTGAAGCTATACGTGGCACAGTTGATGAAGTAACACAATATAAGAATGGACTAGTTATCTGTAGAGACGGTAGTCTCAATGGAGCGTCTGGTCCAGAGATTGTGGGTGTGCCTATGAGTGGAGCTAAGGGTGTACAAACTCTTATTAATACTTGTAATGCCATACAAAAAAGAACAGAAATTGACATAAACTGTTCTTTACACTTTCATATAGGAAATGTTCTTTTGTCTAGGGAGTATGTAGTGGCACTTTATGTATTATCTTACAAAATTCAAAATGAATTATTTGAAATGTTTCCGTTTTATAAAACGGATCCACGAGGAGTAAAACAAAAGAATTATTGTCAGAAATTAAAAAAGATGCAAATACATCTTTGTAAGGACTGTTCTAAAGAAGGCTTTGATAGTTTTATTAATGAAACTTTTATACGTATATTTACTTTCCTTTCAGATGGCCATCCACCTTCAGAAGATGTAAACGTAAAAGTACATCAACATCCTATAAGATATAAGTGGGAGCGTAAACATTCGCGTTATGTTTGGTCAAACCTGCAGAATATGCTGTTTTCAGAACGTTTTACTTGGGAAAATCGTTTACATACACCTACATTAAATCCAGTAAAGGCAGTTAACTGGCTTTATATGAGTGTAGCCATAGTAAAATATGCTGAAAATAACATTCGTAAAATCTTATGTGAATCTGATAAGATTTCTTTAAAAGAAGTTTTAAATTATTTTAAAGATCATTATCCTAGTAGTAAAGATGCCGCTTTTATTTCAGAATATCTTAATGCTTATTACTCATCCAGGAGAAGAGAGTTTAACTTAGACTTGGAAAAGGAAAAGCCAGACTTCATTTCCCAATGGGATATAGATGAAGATCAAAGATATAATTTTGAATTGAACGGTAAAAAATTGTTTTAAACAAATTATAATGGGAAGATGACATTTTGATCGCGATACTATTGATGGTTGATGTAGATAGTTATCTCAACGATTATTAAATCTGCGCTATTAACCCCGCAGTGAGTCAAGACTGAGTTCTGCAAAAACGAAGTACTTCCCATTATATTTGTTTTCTTCAAAAATATTACGTATCTTTGCTGATATGTGGTATTATAAGAAAAAACAAATAACAAATTTAAAACAAGTTCCAGAAGGAGCTGTTGGCTTTATTTACAAAATAACAGAAATTGATACAAATCGATTTTACATCGGTAAAAAGCAACTTTATTCTTCTAGACGTACTAGAATGAGTAAAAGAGAAAAAGAAGCAACAGCTAGTCGCAAAACGTTTAAAACAACCGTTACAGAAAGCAATTGGCTTTCCTACTGGTCAAGTTCAAAAAAGTTACAAGCTTTAGTGAAAGATTTAGGTGAAGAACATTTCATACGTGAGATATTAGAATTTTGTTTTACAAAACGAGATCTTAATTATCGAGAAGTATGGACACAATTTCACTTTAGCGTTTTAGAAAATGATACATTTAACGACAATATTGCATCACGTTGGTTTAGACCAAAAGAAACATGACAAAATTACAATTAGAAGTTTTACTTCAAGAAATGCGTGAAGTTCAAGATAAAGTAGAAGATGTATTAATCGGACAAGGAATAATCGTTGAAGAAGACGATTTACGGTCCGATTTACTTTTACGAGAACTTCTTGAAAAAGAACAAGAAAAAATATTTAAATTAGAGGAAGCTGAGGGCTGGTTTTAAATGAGAAAAAACGAAATACAAATTAATGACGTTTTACAGGAAACATTTCAATCTAAAGAGTCTCTCTATAATGGAACTAGGTTTAATAAGACTTCTAAGTTTTGTTTACCAATGGTAGATCTCCACTGCTCTGGAAAAGCCTTATCAAGATATTTGGTAAATGCTTATCTAGATGATTTGGGATTAGAGCATGATATAGAACAATCTCTTTTTCTTTTATTTTCGGTACGTTCTCAGAAAGATAAGATGTGGCGTGACTTTTGCGATATTTTTTCAGCAAGAGGAAGTCATAGAAAATTTTATGTTACTGATTACTATGTAGGAAAAAAAGGTAATTCTGACTTAATTATGTATGTTCTACAAATTCCTAATAAATGGCAATCTGATTTTGAATTGTTTAAAAAAGGAAGATATTCTCTATTTTCAAAAGAATATAGGTCACTATTTCCAAAAACTGTTCAACTGAATACTGGAGAAAAAGTAGAAGGAAAAGAGTGGGGGATAATAAATAAATCAGCTTTTAGAAAAGATTTTTTAGCGAAGGAGTTTATTAATCCACCAACTACTACTGTTGAACAAGCAATGAGATTTAGGAAAGAAATGGATAATTGGGACGAAATATGGGAAATTCCTTTAGACGATCACGAAAAATATCATTATACAGATGCAAACACCAATACAGCTGAAATTGATTCCGGAGTCTTTTCCAGAAGTGGGGCAGACGGTAAGACCTAAAAAAGGCCCCTTCACATATTATCAGGAAAAATACAATTGGCAAAAAGCAATGATATATGAAGTAGAAGAAGGCGGAATGATGGAAGTACATATATGTAGAATTAAAGGCATCTCTCCCACAGGAGAGATGTTTGATTTTAACGAATTTGAAGATCACTTAGAACTAGTAGAATGAGAATATTATGTGTTGGTGATTTACATGGACGCCACGAACAAGCTACAGCTGCTATCGATAAGTTTTTAAAAGAAAAATATGATAAAATAATATTTTTAGGCGACTATACTGATGGAACCACAAGACCAGATGAAGATAATCGAAGGATTTTTAATATTATTTTATCTTTAAAAAGTATCCAACCGGATCAGGTCATTCTACTTATAGGTGAACAAGACGAAGCTATGTTTCGAATAGACCCAACTGGATATCAAGTTAGTGGATTTAAACCAACATTACATACACAACTTTGTCATAAATTAAGTTCACAAAGAAGACACTTTCAGTATGCTTATGGTATAAATAATTATTTATTTACACATGCTGGTATACAACTTCCTTGGTTTGTAAAACATTTCTCGTTAATTAAGGAATGGGGGAATCGTATGGGGCTTGATATAGACAATCCTAAAGATCTATGGATGATTATAGATGGTATCGGTCAAACCAGAAATTCTGAAATATTACATGAATGTGGTCTTTCCAGAGGTGGGTCTTTCTTTAGTTCGGGAGGTCCTTTATGGTGTGATCGTTCTGAAATAATAAAGAACGGACCGATACCTGGATATAATCAAATAGTAGGTCATACTAGCGATTCATTTATAAGACAAATTACTAGATTTGGAGAAGGGTTTTCTCATAAAGACACAAGTGTTACTTTTATTGATTGCCTTGAACATAGAACACAATTTTTATCTTTAACTATATGAACGCGTTAGTAATATCACAGAAAGAAGTTAAGTTAGATGAAAGTGTTTTAGATCAAATTATAAAAGTATCTAATGTTGGTAGAAAAGGACAAATACAGAGAAAAGATGAAACTATAGCGGAACATTACATAATAAATACACAGTTTTATGTACACGCTATTAGTCCAGAACACGAACGCATACAACAGTATTTACAAGCCGCTCGTGCGCAAGGTAATCAGTATTTAATAGTGAATTTAAATGAACAAGATAGTACCTATAAAGAAACAGAAACAAATGAAATTGAAAGATCCTGATACGGAATATGAAAAGCACGAAGATAGAGAATTACAAGATAATATATTTAACCAAAATTACGTAAAGTTGTCTATAACTAATAACATAGATACTGGTATTAGATATAGGTTTAGCACTCCTTTTTCATCAGTTATTTCAGAAGAAGTGGTAACAAAAACATCAACAGATGCTCCAACTAAACAAGAGCCACTTGAAGAAGCATACCTACCTGAGAATGATTATGATTTTCCTGGACCACTTGATAATTATTCAGATGAAGAATTAATAAAAATGAGTGATTCAGAAATTGCTGATTTGATGGAACCTTCTGCTAATTTGACAGAATCAAAAGAAAAAAGAGCAGCGTCTGCTATGTCTGAACTTTTAGAAAAGATGGCTAAAGATCGTATGGAAAATCATTTTTCTATAAAAAGGCCTTTATCGAGAAGCGCTTCTTCGAAAGTAGTAGAAGATGAACATAAAAATGAAATACCTTCTGGAGTTTTAAAGGAAAAAGCAGTAAAGAAAAAATCTCCTTATTCAAGAACAAGAACACAAGAGGTTAAACCGTTAGTATATCCAGAAAATGGACACTACTTCTTAGGTCATTTATTTTCTCGTAAATTATTATTACATGAAGATGAATATCTGAGAGTTTGTGGCTATTTTGATACTATAAAAAGATATCCTGATTTAGAGTTTATACCAAAAGAACAACCTATAAATGAAGAAGAAGAATGTATCGTTATAATGTCAGAATTAGCTGATTGCTTGGCTATCCAGGAGTGTGAGGATACAATTGAAGGATTTAATCTTAAACTACATAACAAAGAGTATCAGACAGCTTATAAGAAACATATTAAGAACATCGAAAGATTTAAAAGAAATAAAAATGGTTAAAAAATCAATTGTTCGGGTACGGGCAGTACGAATATTTGAATATCCTAAATCTGTACTAGAAAAAACTTCTTTCATTCAAGATGCTTTATTTAGAGGGCAGCAAGATATGCAAACATTCATTACTGAATTAGCCGTTAATGAACATACTACTCTTTCGGCAGATATGTTTCAATATGAAGCAGAAGAAGACGTTGGGTACAAATTCAGAAAAAGGCAACCCGAAGAAGGCAAAGAAGTAATTTTACAAACAAAGGCCGCAAGAAGACTTACTACGCTAGAATTGGAAAAAAAACATGGGGCTTTAAACCACGAAGTTTCTCCTCATTTATATGTTCATGAACCCGAAGTAAGAAGTAAAGATGGTTCACAAGTTTTAAGGCCAGAAGAATGGTATTTAAGAGAAGAAATAGAAGATGAGTTTTATGCAACTTATGAACATTTCTTAGAAATATTAAGAAATGCTTGATGAAGAACCAATTATCCTGGAAGAGTTAAATCAAGTACAATTACAAGAATATCTTGATAAGTTGTATGATGATTATAGCTCTTCCAGGGATAAGGTGATTCGGAAGGAAATGAGAAATAAATGGAAAATGGCATCATTACTTTACAACAGTAGAGTAAAACATGCTGTATATAAAGAAGAAATATAGTAGATAAACCGCTACTATGGGAAATAATGGAGCAACACGTTATTTCCCCTTCTTTATTTCATTGATCGTTCCCAAGATTCTAACATTGTCAAAATAGAATCAACAGGAACTTCTTCCCCTTCCATATTTTGATAATGCATATCTATTCTTTCTTCAGATAACAATTGCTCCAACCCCCCTGGAGGTAATGTTTCAAGTTCTACTGGTATTTGTGTTCCTTTATAATAAGGAATCTGTTTAAAACTAAAATATTCATTCATTTTACAAAGGTACAACAAAATATTTAACTCACCAAATTTAATTACTCACTCATGTTGAAACCAAGACAAATAATTAATTTAGCTTCTGCTTTTTTTGATAAACCAGCAGAAGAAATAACTTCTAGCAATAGAAAAGGAGAATATGTTAAAATAAGGCAGTTTATAATGGCGCTTAGTAATATATTCTTATCTAGTGATGACGAAGTAGCAGCCGCCCTAGGCATAGACAGAACTACAGTTGTTACAGGAAGACAACGCTGGAAATTTCTTTATGATAATGATGCTAGATACCGTGACGAATTTAATGAATTCAGAGAATTTGCTTCACCCACAACTCTGGAACAGAAAAGATCTGTAAGATTTCCTAATTTATTAGATTATAACGACATGACTACTGATGAAATCATAAGCTGGAAAATAAAAGCATCCGATCTTGCTAATTATCTTACCAGAATTGTTAGAAAACGCATACAAAGATAAGTTATATGTTTGGATTTAAAAAGAAAAAGAAAATCGATCAAGCGCGAGATGATGTTGTCGAATCGAAAGAGACAACTTACCCCAGTACATCTTATAAAAAGCCATTATATAATAATTATAAAGACAATAAATATGCGGAGCGTCTTATAAAAGATTGGCTGGATCATGGTAAGCTTATCATAGCGTTAGAATTTGATGATGTTCTTATAGAAAACAGGTTTAGCACACCAGAAGATAGAAAAAACTTTGACGAAGTTGTAAAAATACTTGTCTTTGCACAATCTATTGGTTGCTACATTGCTATATGGACATCATGCTCCCCGGATAGGTATGAGTTTATTTCAGATTACTGTCGTTTTAAAGGATTAAACATTGACAGTATTAATGAAACACCCATATCTACTCCGTATGGATCTTATAAAAAGATTCAATATAATTGGCTATTGGACTCACATGCTGGGCTAGAACAAGCATTAGATATATTAAATTATGCTTGTTGGAGAGTAAAATCAGAAAAAAAATTTAAAAGCGAAAATTTTGATATTTAAACACTTAAATCAAACTAAAAATGGAAACTCAACAAAGGAAACCAGAAACACCAATTAAAGATTATTTGGCAACTTTTAAGTTCTACGATAATAAACATCGCAGACTTAGTATATTTGGCAAAGTTCATCCCGTGTCTAAACGGCTTGTGATAACGGTACTCACACTTTCTCAGACCCCTGAAATAAAGAAAACCTTTAGAAAGGGTGGGAATGAAGTGAAGAAAGTAGAAATAATTTATGATGTCTTTTCCAGGAAGGAGGGGCGTTCTAAATATGAAAAAGAATGTGGAACTCCGGATTGCGACACCTGTCCTGGAAAAGTATTCACCATAGACGTGATAGATGAACGTCCACGCTTCACATTTTTACAGTGGTGTAATCAACACTATTACCGGCCGCAAAAAATATCAAAAACAGTAGAAGAAATAAAATATGTAAGGGGGACTGATTACGTTTTCCCTGAAAAGAAGAAAAAAGAAGAAGCTACAGTGAGTGAGTAGTTTGATGAGTGAGGTAGGGCTCTGCGAAAGCATCCCTACTTTTTTTGTTTATTTAAAATAAAAGTTGTAACTTTGTAGAATGAATGTAAAAGAGTATGAGGACTTTGTAAAGTCAATGAAGGTTTACCCAGAAAAACACGCAATAGTATATCCTACTTTAGGATTAGCAGGTGAAGCTGGAGAGATAGCAGAGAAAGTAAAGAAATGGATGAGAGGAGACAAAGATTTAGATAAGGATGCTCTTCTTAGTGAATTAGGGGATCCCCTTTGGTATATAACTTCTTTAGCGCTAGATTTAGGTTATACTTTGCAAGAGGTTATAGACAGAAATGTAGATAAGTTAAGTAGCAGAAAAGAAAGAGGAGTTATTCGTGGTTCTGGCGATAACAGATAACAAATAATATGATTTGTTAATATTGTATACTTTCCTTACCTTTGTGTAAAGGTTTTATTATGGAAAATTGGATAGAATTAAAAGATTACGAATCTACTTATTATGTAAGTGATAAAGGCAGAATATGCAGTTATAGAGGAGTGTTAAAACAACGTACTGATAAAGATGGTTATTTAAGAGTAAGATTAACTGTAGAGAGAGGACGGCGAATCAGTAAAATGGTTCATAGGCTAGTTGCAATTGCATTTATTCTAAATCCAGAAAATAAGGAAACGGTAAACCATCTTGATGGTAACAAGCTTAATAACCATGTAAGTAACCTAGAATGGAGCACTCGTTCAGAAAATAATAAACACGCTTATTCTACTGGATTAAAAGATAATAGAGGCGAAAAATCTGGTGTATCAAAGAGAACTAATAAAATAATAAACGAAATTAGAGAATTATGGAATACTGGAAATTATACTCAAATGGAATTAGGAAAGCTATTTAAAATAAGACAAGCAAGAATAAGTGAAATAGTAAGACGAATAAGTTGGAAACATATATAATAGGAATAAAAACTAATATGGAGAAAATAAGAATAATAGAAGAGCAGACACCAGAATTTGATGATTTATTTATCCCACCAGAAGATATAAAACCTTATATCTTTGCCAGAGATTGGGAGTTAGATTGGGACGAAGAAGACGAATATTAAAATAATTAAATGAATAAGAAAGAGAAAGATAATGTGGCACTCGGAAGTGCAAAAGAAGAAAAACTAAAAAAAGCTTTAGAAGCTAAAGCTAAAATTACAAAAGACTTTGGGAAAGGCTCTATAATGTGTCTTTCTGATAAAGGTGAGGATGATATAGAAGTGATTTCCACAGGCTCATTAGGGCTTGATATAGCTCTTCATGTAGGTGGCTTACCTAGAGGAAGAATAGTTGAAATTTATGGCCCAGAAAGCTCAGGAAAGACTACTTTAGCTATACATACTATAGCTCAAGCTCAAAAAGCTGGTGGATTATGTGCTGTTGTTGACGCAGAGCATGCATTTGATATAAAATATGCTCGTGCTCTAGGTGTTAATGTAGAAGAACTTGACTTTTCTCAACCAGATAGTGGTGATCAGGCTTTAGAAATAACAGAAAGATTGATATCTTCTGGAGCTTATGATGTAGTTGTAGTAGATTCTGTAGCTGCACTTGTTCCTCAAGGAGAGTTAGACGGCGAAATGGGCGAGTCTAAAATGGGGTTACAGGCCCGACTTATGTCTCAAGCTTGTCGTAAATTAGTAGGAACTACAGCTAAAAATAATACATTACTTATTTTTATAAATCAATTACGAGAAAAAATAGGTGTAATGTTTGGTTCACCAGAAGTTACAACTGGCGGGAACTCTCTAAAATTCTATGCTTCTGTTCGCCTGGATGTTAGACGTTCATTGACTGCTGCTAACGCTGTAATGGAAGGAGAAGTAAAGATAGGTAATCAAACTACAGTAAAAGTAATAAAATCAAAAGTCGCGCCACCGTTTGGCAAATGCGAATTCAACATAATTTATGGAGAAGGAGTAGATAGATTGGGAGAAATATTAGAAATAGGAGTGGAAATAGGCCTAATAGAAAAAAGTGGCTCATGGTTTCAATATGGTAAAGATGTAAGAATTCAAGGTAAGGATGCCTTTAAAGACTTACTTCGAGATAATGAACCATTAGCTGATGAAATTGAAAAACAAATAAGAGAGAAATTAATAAAATGAGTTTAGGAGGAGGATTGAGGAGTAATGAAGGAAAAGTGAGAATGGATCTTCTAGAACCATATGCTATAGAACAATTAGCTAAAGTGTTTACTGTTGGGGCAAAAAAATACGCTCCACACAACTGGTTAAAAGGTATGGCTTGGTCTAAAGTAGTGGCTTCTCTTAAGAGACACCTAACTGCTTTTGAACAAGGTACAGACTTTGATTCTGAGACTGAACTATTACATATGGCACATGTAGCTTGGAATGCCATGGCACTTGTGTCTTATTATAAGCATTACCCAGGGGGTGATGATCGAATTCACACCTTCCTGGAGAAGCCTAAAATAGCTCTAGACATAGACGATGTATGTTGTTCTTTCATAGAAGAATGGTGTAAGTTATGGAATCAACCTATTCCAGACGCTTGGCATTTTGATAATGATATGGCGGCTAAGTTTAATCAAATGAAAGATAATGGTACATTAGAAGATTTCTTTTTACAGTTACCAGCTAAAATAGATCCTAATGAAATACCATTTGAACCTTTAGCGTATGTAACAGCTCGTTCCATACCTACAAAAGTAACAGAAGAATGGTTAAGGATTAAAGGATTTCCTTGTAGGCCCGTTTATTCAGTAGGATTTGGAAATAGTAAGCTTCAAATTTTAAAAGACATAGGCGCCGATATATTTGTAGACGATAATATAGATAACTATCAAGAACTCAATAAAAATGGAGTATGTTGTTACTTATTTGACGCTATGCATAACAGACGTTACGATGTAGGATACAGAAGATTAAAATCGTTAAAAGAATTAATTTAAAGAAGCGTCATCGCACGACGGCAAACTAAGAAGGCTCGGGGATTCCTCCCTGAGCCTTTGCTTTTTTTATTTGGTAATATCAGATTTTTTTCGTATCTTTGTAATATAACAAAAACATTTATAATGCTTTACGAAACACCACAAGGAAAAACTATAGATATACCAGTATCACTTTTTCTTTCTCTTACAGATGACGAATTTGATCATGAACTCGAACAGCTTATAGCTGGAGATTTTGGAGAAGACGTCATGGACATATGGAAAGGTAGTATTCTAAAAGATCATATTCCTGATCCAGATGATGTGGTTTATGACGATCCTCTAGATATTGATCCTAGCCTTCTGGATTAGTTTCTGGAATTGGATTACCCATATCAAATTCAGTATATTCCAACATATTCTCTTCTTTAGCTTTTATCAGAATTCTTCTATAGAGCTGATCTAAGATAGTGTACACTACGTGTTCCATTTCTGTTACGGATCCCTTTTCTTCTATAATTCTTTTAAAGTCCTCTACTTGCTTAGGGGTCCACGCCTTTATCTGTATAAACAAGCTGTTTACTATAGCAGCGGCTTCCGAATAACCAATTTCTATTGAGAATTTAGCATCTCTCTTTATTACTGGTATTTGGGGGGCTTCGTTCTGTTTTTTTTTATCGTTGTCTTGCATATTTTGGTTTTTATTATTTGTTAATATTTAATGAATAAGAAACACCCAGCTGTTCAGACTGGGTGTCGGGAGAAGTTACGCACGTATGTGCTGTATTTCTCGAGGAGGGAATTATTTAGCACCATTTATAAAATTCTACCCACATGCAGTTATTTGGTGATTTTGGAAAATCATAAGCAGCCATAAGACTGCCGGGTTTAACCTGTGGATTGGTTGCGTGTTTAGTAACTAGATAGAAGAAACGCAATCCATCTGGATGGAGACATCTCACTGTTCCAGTAGGTTGGGGATTACCTCCTGGTAAAAGTTCTACTAAATTACATTGATTATCACAAGGTAACTGTTCATAGGGGTTATATCCGTTTGCTGTACCGGGAACTGGAAATCCTAAAGGTGAACGAGTCGCGTAGACTTTAAGACATTTTGCAGTATAATTACTAGCCATAGTTTATAATTTATAATAAAATATACGACATTTTATCCAATTTACCAAATCTTTTATAAACTTTTTAAGTTTACTTCTTAAAACCTACTACATTAAAGGTTATCGCAATACCAGCACCTATTCTATTGTTTATTGCATCATAACCCACATAAGGACCTAGAACTGCTATGACTTTTGGTTCTTTCCAGGAGATGGAGGAGGCTTGTGTAGTTTTAACCATCTTATTACTGTGGTTTATTAAAATAGAATGCTCTGTAGCACGAAATAAGCGCTTCTTAGTGACATTTATTTCAGTTACCGTATCAGTAGTAAGTTCGAAGTCAAATGAACCTAAATCAGTCTTAGTATTACCTAAGAACCCTATTCGTATCCATCTATCTTCATAGTTAGCTTTTATATCTCCCGTTGAAGTATCTACAAAGACAAGAGCGGGCACTGTATCATGAATCACTTGCGTAATTGTATTGATATGTTCTATCCTCGTAACTTTAAGAGTCTTTCTTAAACTATCAGTCAGATGTTTCATATCTACCTTACTTAGCACCGTTTCTGGAGCTTTTTGATACATAGTTCCGTTCTGGGTGATAAAGGAGGTCGTTGCCGCTAATCCTGGTAAAGTTGCTGTACCATTGGATTGTGTATGGGATGTCAAGGACAATAGCCAAGCAACCACAACTAATATCCCAAAAGTGCAGATTTTCCATACTGGTAATACTATTTTAAGTTTTAAGAATTCTAACATATTACGATAAGGTTACAAGTTTAGACTTTTTCTCTTTAGCGTCATAATTTTCTGGTACTATAATTTCTTTAGCTTTATTATCTATTCCATAAGGAATATTCAAAAGAGCTTTGTAATTAAATGTATCTGAGTTTATGGCTACTGTATCTATGAATTCCATAATAGCGTCATTGTTTTCTATATGTATTTCAAAGATTTCTGGGAGTAGACGTCTTTCAAGTTCTATTCCAGGGGTATTGGGTTTTGGGTTCTTTACTGGAACGTATTCTCCTGTAGGACTCATTTTTGGAATACTCTGAAGTTCGTCTTTAACAGTTTTCGTACACATTACGAGCTTTCCTGTGCCCAGATCATATTCTCCTACGAGATATGCAGAATCGTTAGTAATAGGAACCAATCTAAAAGTTAGTCCAGCTTTTTCTTGTTCTTTGGTTTGTTGCATGTGTGAATGCAATAACATGTTTTTCATATTCATTGGTTTTAAATTAGTTACAAAGGTACGAAATTATTTTGACTTTACCAAATTTCTTAATAAAAAGAATAATTTGCCGAGTTTTGATACATCCCCCATTCATCTCTCATCTCTTGAGACCAATAGAGCGCTGATATATCTATTACTTGTTTTGTTAGTGGAAATAACTCTATCCCTCTTTTCAGTGGGCGATTACGCTTCATCATAGCTTCATCTCCTCTGATATAACCTTCTATTTGACCTTCAGTGGCGCCCAAGAACTTCATAAAGTCTACTAAGAGCCCCATTGCTGGTATAGTATTTGAAAATAATTCTTGAGCAGATTGTGGAGAAAACCAGAAAAGGAATTCACGCATAAACTTTTTCAAGTATCTATTTACATACATTGATCTAGCTTTTGCATCTGGAGTATCATCATCATCCGCTTTTACTATGGAGATTATTAAAGCAAATCCTATTAACATAGCAAAGTGGCGTCCGTTTGCCTGAATATTACCTACATATCTATGAAGGTGTTCTTGTTCATTTTCAGTAAAAGGTGTACCAGTTTTACTTTCCCAATCATGTTTAGTCTTTTCATAATCTTCTTTAGCTGCTGCTTGTATGGATGGTGCAAATTTATCGCCACCTAAACCCTTCATTAAGATTCCTAAAGTATTCCAAAAGTTACTGGTTAAAGCTCTAGAAAGTGTACGCATCCTACCTTGCCTATATGTCCCTGTAAGAGGTTCATACTTGGTATTCCCCCATACTCCTTCACCAGTACCAAACATCCAGTTTCTAAACTGTAAAAAAGCTTTTACCCCTGGTACAAGATTAAGACCCATTATATTATTTAAATCTGCATTACCAAGAACTTGAGCTACTACTTCTTTTACGGCTCCAACAAAGTTAGTTTTTGTAGACATTACAGATTTACCTTGTACTGTTTCTATGTCTATTTTTGTTCCATCGGGTTTTTCCCAGTAGGGTGTGCCGTCTTTATCAAGCTTCATAGTTTCCCATAAAGACTGTTCTTTGGCTTTTCTTTTAGCTTCTTTTACTAATTCGTGTGGAGTCATGGTAATACGCTCATCTCCTTTTAAAAGGGATTGTTTTATATTAACAATTTCTCCATTCTCATTTATATAAGAAGACATCATCATAGATATAAGAGCCACATCTTGTACTTTCTGGTCTCCTTTTTCCATTAACAAATAAGCAGCATCACTTGGTCCAATAACTTTCCCAGTGGAGGAGGCCTGCTTTTCTAATTGCTCTTGAAGATGGCTTCTGGTTCTTGCATTAAAATATTTAACAGCGGCTTTAACTTTTTTATTATTACTCATAACAAAATATTCCGCTTTAACAAACTGCTCTGTATCAAAAATTACAGCTTGCTTAGCTAGAAAGGACAACATACCCATACCGCCAACTACGTTAGCTACTATAGTACTAGGTGAAAAACCTATCCTAACTAACGAGTTCCACATTATAAAACCTTCAAATACTTTCTGCCAAGAAATAGATCTATCATGGAGGCCCATTAAATCTAAGGTTTTACGTAAGAATGTATTAGAAACTCCAAGGTTAGATTGTTTTGCCCCATAAAGCATATACTCAGTAAGAACTTTTGCTAATTCTACATTTTTTACATTAGCTACATCTTTACCTGTAGGATTACCAAATGCATTAGTTTGTTTAACTTGCTGTTGTGCTTCCGCTATTAAAAGTTTTTCAAATATAGGTTCAAATTGTTGTAAGACTTCGGCTTTAGCTAATTGTTCAGCCATTATAGTATAAACGCGCCCTATATCTGCATTCTGTTTAGATGCATCAGAAATAGGATTAACATGAGCAACTCTAATACTTTTCCATTCTTCTTTTGTAGTAGGATCTACTTTTACACCAGCTTCTGACATACCAGTATCTACTGAAATAGAATTAAAAAATCTTTTAATTACATCAACTTCTTTATCTCCTTGCATCCAAGCATCAGCTAAAGAATTTTCTACGGAAGGAAAAAAGCTATACTTATGTGATTCTTCTATTATACCAGCATCTACCAAATAACCATTAAACTCAATCATGGTATCATATAAATTTAAAAGTGCTGGAACACTTCGAATATATTTGAATTCGTCAGAATACCATTTTTCGTTACCTATTAAATATATATTACCAAAATTGTTATTGCTTTCTTGAGCTATGGCGTCTTCATTAGTAAAATTAACTCCTACATTGTATGTGGATTTAAAATCAGCCACTGCTTTATTGCGCTGTTCTTTAGTACGACGCCCTAACATAACTGAGTTATCCCAGTCTTTTATAAAAGCTTCTAAATCTTTATCATATCTTTCTTTATTAAATATGGTATTAGCTTTAAACCACTCTAGATCTCTTTTATCAGAAGCTTTCTTCTTTTGTACCCAAAAGTTCTCTGATTCGTCTGTTTGACTAGCCTTGAAGGCAGGTATAATACGAAAGTTTCCTTGAGAATTTCTTTGTAAAAGATGCTTTTTAAATAGTTCTATATTATTACCTTTTAACTCTTTAGTTACTCTTTCTACTGCATCTATAAATTTCTTAGATAACTGAGTAGTTCTAACTGTCCAATTAACTGCTCCTTGATTCATATACATACGAACCATTTGAAGAGTTTTCATTTGAATCATACTAGTACGAAGCATGTGGGTTGTTCCAAATCCTACTTCGGGCTCACTAATAGCCGCGTTACCTAATCCTAATTCATTTGCTTTTTGTATTCTGAAATTCTTACTAGCTTCGTTTATTTTATTTATTAAAGATTCTGCTGAACCCATTGCTGCTTCGTAAGCTGTTTTTCTTGCTTCTAAAATCTTTTTCTTTTCTGGGTTCTTTTCCAGGTCAATATGTGCATTTAGAATCTCCTCTCGTTTTTTAGAGAGCATTGCTGATTCTTTATAAGCATTTAAAAGATTTATATGTCTAGTTAGTTGTTCTAATTTATCTTCTTTTAGATAATGTTCCATAAGGGCTACCTCGGCATTTATCTCCTGGGTAAGACTCATTATATCCTGTCTGAAAACTAAATCATTAGCTACTTTTATAAGAGCATTATATCTATCTAAAGCTTCTCTTTTTTCTTGAGGAGTTCCTTTCTCCACCATCTCCATTATAAGCTTAGACGCATCATGCAGCTTAGAATAGATGGACATTAATTGATCCTTGTCGGACTTAGCGTAATAAATAATTACAGGTTCTAAAGAACGACTGTCTTTATTAAGTTTTGATATATCATATGGGGTCGCATCTACTGCACTCACTATAAACTTTGGCGACCCATCTGGATTAGTTTCTGTTTTAGAAAATGTGCCATGTACTCTAAGAGGAACCATATAATCCATTCTACGATCTACTAAACCATATTCGTCTGCAAGTATTTTAGCTTGAAGATTAGCTTGTTTTTCAAATTCTTCTCTACGTTTCGCATCAACTCCGTTATAACCAAGTTTCTTTATGAATTTCCAATCTAACTTACGATAAGAAAGATCTGAGAATACAACTATTATATCTATGGCACCTGCTACACTATAATCAGCTTTACCTATTACCGCTTCTGTAAATACTCTAGCGTTGGGATCTAATTCTTTACATTCTTTTAAGAAATCACAAAGATATTGAGTTGTTTTTTTATAGGCAGGTCGTATAGTATTATTTACTATAGGTTTATCATTGAAGGAACCATCTTCATTTAAGAATTGTTCAGCAAAATCTTCTTGAAACTTATGTGCATCCGTACCGTGTTGAGCTAAAGAAAGTCCTTCCATGTTTTGTTGCTCCTCATTTTTCTTAGCTAACTTTCCATGAATGGATTCTGTTATGGACATTTTAAAGGGTATCCCAGTAACAGTATCTACCCAAGTGTGCATACGTTGCCCCTTAAGAGGGCCCTCTGTTATAATGTCATCTTTTAACTTGATACGCTTCTTATCTGCTGCTATCTTACCTACTACACCTTCAAATGTTTTAGGTTTAGAGTTTATGTTAGAGGCTTGCCCAGAAGTGGGTGCGAAATGAAAAGCAGAGGGTGGGTTTATTCTATCAACATTTTGATTTAAATCATTTGTTAACAGATCAGATAAATATTTATCTGTAAATAACAACTTAGAAATATCATTAGTAGCAATAACATTATCTAAATCATCTTTCCATTTTTCAGTTTCACCTTCAATATAATCGTTTCTTTGTTTTGAGCGATTTAAAAATAGTTCTTTAGACATTGAAATTATCTTATCAAAGTCATTTGGAAACATCTCTAATATTGGTAAATTAGAAACAAATAATTGTTTATTTTTTAACTTAGCATCAGCTTTAGCTTTAGCCCACCATTCTGTTAAATACTTTTTATATTCTTCTTCTGCTTCTTTTGATTCGTTTCTCTGTGATCTAAGTATTTTAGCAATGCCGTGCTCTTCCTTATAATCATCATCAAGACTTATAATATCTTTTCCGTTTTCTTTTAAATAAGTTTTCCCTATACCTGGGTGAGCAAATATAATTCTATCATTATTAGTAATTCTATTATTTATTTTATTAAGCACAATTTCCCCCTTAAGCACTTTATCTCTAAAGACTGCTTTGGAGTATTTTTTACCTTCGTATTCTACAAAATTACAAATATCTATTGCCATATTATTTTTTGTTACAGAGATCTTTTACTTCTCCTGTTTCAGTTGCGTTTCTAATTGCTGCGTCTACGTTATCTGGTGTTATAGTATCAAATAATGATAGTTGAGCTTTTCCAGGAATGGGGGTTGGTTCTGAAATATTTACTTTTGGAGAGGCGCCCGTGTTATCAATGCCAATTTCCTTAAGTTTATTAGTCATATAATTCCATATCTTTGGCGCAGATGCTTTCATATTAGATATTCTACCTTTACCAAAAGGCATCTGTGCTGCAAACTTAATACCTACATAATTTCCAGAAGACATTGCTTCCTTAATATGTTCTATTTCGCTATCTATTATTTTCTTATATTCATCAAATTTATTATCTGTCCATTGAGTTTTGTTGTCATCTACCATAGTAGTAATAGGATACGCATTTTCTAATCCACGTATAACAGCTTGTGTTATAGTAGGATATGAATTTTGGCCATATCTTTTTGCATAAGTGGTGTTAGCTTCTATTTTATTAGAACCTGATGATCGTTTTGCATTGTCTGTAAATAAATAGATATGTGTGGGATCATTTATTACAGATTGTCTACTAAAATTAGTGGTTACTGGAATAATATCCATTTTAATATTAGAATCTAATAATTTAAATTGAAATTGATCATATCCTTTTTTAACTAGATCGTGATATAATTTAGTAGTCCATCCTTCTAATTTTGACCAAGTTTCAGCATCAACCCTTTGCACTGGATAAGGTTCAGTAGTAGCTTGAACAGTTACTTTATCCCCTTTATCGTTAGAAAAAATTATATAATCACCTACTTTTATATCTTGTTGATTATAAGATTTTGTTCTATCTCTAGAAGTAGCAGTTCTATCACCAGTTTTAATTAACTCTAAAGTAGATTTTCCTCTGAATTCTGGACGCATTTCTCTACCACCGGTACCATCTGCAAAATTCATCATCATTTTATGAGGATTTTCTATACTACCTACTTCTCCTGGTTTTCTAGTGTTTTCTAAAGCTTTTCCAGAAGATGGTGTTATTCCTAATGTTTTTTCATATACATTTTTAATAGCTCTCTTTCCATTACTATTTATCTCTCTAGTGCCTATTCCAGCAAAATTCCTAGTTAAAACAGGTACTTCTGTCTTTATGAATAGAGACTTGTCATAATCGTAAGTAAACCATTGATTTAACTTTTGATCAAATACAAATACAGGTTTTTTAGCATCTATTGCCATTTGAACAGCCCATCCAGTTCCACCACTAACTAACTTGTTACTCTGTAGGGTAGATACTGCGTATACAGCATCACTGTTCTTAACTTGAATCCAGTTTCTAGCAAGAAGATTCATGTACTTTTCTGGCTTTCTATTCAAGGTTTTATTAGCTAGTAGTACATGCTGTTTACCTTCCTCAAACTCTTCTTTAGAAATTAAAACATTACCCTTTGGTGTCTTAGGGCCATAATAATAATGATTATTATTAACCATACCATATTCAGAGCCTATTTCATCCCAATCTGTATCTGCTCCAAGAGCGCCTCCCGTATGATTAGTATGAATTGATAAATCTGGCTTCATTGGATCTCCTTCAGTTTTAGTACCACCCATTTCCTGGTCAAGATCTTCATTATTTTCTGAATCCCCTAATATAGAAGAGGGGTTTTCAGGAGAAGGTCCCTGCAAAGGTACGGGATTATTTCCATCTTTCCAAATATTTTTTTCTTCTGGTGGCTCTATTAAAGCTCTTATTTCTGCTTGAATTTTAGGTTGTAATTCGTTAAAAGGATTATTTTGAGGATGAATAGATTCACTAAATCCAGTAAGATTTACTTCTACAGAAGTACCTTTCTTACCAAACGTATTAATTCTTTTAAAAACTTGACATTTAACATCTAAGTTTTTCTTAAGCTCGTGACCAGTTCTTGGATCTATTTCACCCGTGCCCACTCTTCTTACACCTACTTTTATAGCACCAGGAATTCTTTGATACAAATATTTTGCACCATTTAATTCAGGCTTGTCAGCCCTTATGTTAATAGATTGTTGAGATAAACTTAAACCCAATACTGGCTCATATCTCCAAACATACTCAGATTGACTTTTTGAGTTATATGTAGGAACTAAAACAAAATAAGGACTTAACGTATTATCATTAGTTGTTAATGCGTTTGTATAAGTTAAATAGTCTGCTTCAGTATCATTATCAGAGTTTTCTTTATCTATGAATTCATTCTCTAATTTAGGAACTCTTGGATCAGTTTCGTAGAATATTTGTACGAAGTTCTTGTCCAGAAGGTCGGGGTTTATATTTGCATATTTATTATTTTTAAACCACTCTAAAGGAGCTTTAGACGTTTGTAAGTATAATGCACTAGGTAAGAACTTGTTTATAGCGTTACGACTAGGTATACCACCAGTTTGTATTAAAGAAAACTTAGCTAAGTTAGAAATAAACATTTTTAACTCTCTATCTTTAATTTTTTTAGTTTTCCACCCCTGCATAGCTGTTTGAACAATTTGTTCTATTTCTAAAGGTGTATTTTTAAGACCTAAAGGTTTTAAAGAATCAGCTTGACCTTCTATTGTAGTCAATAATGGCTGCAATTGATTTAATAATAAATTATCTGGATACTTCTTTTTTAAACGAGCCAGTTGCTTACCTATAGAATTTTCTCCTATAAGTAACTCACGAGCGGAAGTGCCTAATATTTTATCATCAACTCCTGGTAAAGTTTGAATAAGATAATTAGCTATAAATCTTCTGTATCTATTTATTGCTTCTTTTCTTACATCTTCTTTTATAAAAGATGTTTCTAAAGTATCTATGTAATTTTCTATTAAAGGTTGTAGCCTTTCTTCCATAGAAACAAAATATTGCTTCAAAGCATTATTTACTTCAGAAAGTGAGTTCTTGAGCTTTCCCAGGAAGGTATGCTCATTAATATCTTCTGGATTAGCAATTAATCCATCATCATACACCTGGTCAAGTTTTCTTAAATTATATTGATACTCATCAAATGTCTTGATATTATTAGTATCATCACCTATGTACTGACTATAAGTGAACATTGCACCAGCTTGAGCTTCATATTGTAAAAACCTAAATAAAATCTGCATCTGAAAAAGATTAGATTCCTTAGATTTATCAGTTAACCCCTTTTCAAGTTGCTCTATAGTAACTGTCTGTAATTGTTCTAATTGTGGTAATAATCTATCGTAAAAGTCTTTCTTATCTTTAAAGTCTAAGAATGAATCTTTATTCCAACTTCTTCCAGAATATTGTCTTAAAAGTTTATAAACTACGCCAGATTTCCATATTCTTTTACCCTTTATAGAGTTATAAAGAGAAGAATCATTATCCATTTCTTCAATAAATTTCTTTATTATCGGTTGTGTAAAGAAATAGTGTATAAACTTATCAGGAACTCCTAATTCTGTTAAATAATCAGCGGTTCCTACGGTTCTAGATTTAATACCAACATCTTTAATAGCAGAGTTCTTTACTACTTCAAGAATAGCCTGTAAACGACTAGAATAGTTCTGTGAAATAACATTACCTTCTGCGTCTTCTATACCACCAAAATACATTTTTCCTTCCGCATTTACATTATGTGGAAAAATCATTGTTATAGGGTAAGCTGAAAGTTTATTAGGATCTTTCTTTTGTGCTGACCTAGATGGATGCCAAAAATAATATATTTTATTTGCATTAAAATGACCAGTTAAATAAATTCCAGCTTGTTGCAACATTGAGTGCGCAGCAACAGCTTTCGCTACTGGAGCCAAATTAGATTTAGAAGAAACGAATTCTTGACGCATTTTCTCAGAATACGATAGTTCCATATTCTTAGTCATCTTAACTTCTTCGTTAGATTCACCTAATAACTTACGAATATCCTTAGCATCTTCCGGTATAGTACCCATTGAAATAGGGTTCATCATAGAAGCATACCTCTCACCATCTGTCATTAACTCCCAACGTTTATGCCAGATTTTACTCATATAACCCTCTTCAGTCTTTTCTTCTGGATCTACTACTTCTAAAACTACTTTTTTAAATTTAGCATTCCAAGACTGAATACCACTTTTTATATGCAAAAGATTACGTTCAAAAGCAGCATCACCACCCGCAAGTTCTCTAAGATGTGTTTTAGTATTATGAAAACTTTGACCAACTTCTGTTTTTGCAGATTCATTGATTAATTTGAAATCGTTTTCAGTATAACTTCCCAGTACTTCTTCAGCATTAGAATAACCCAAAGCTTTTAGATGAGTTAGCATGTGTTCTTGGAAAGCTTTACTTTTAAAGTCTTTCTTTTTCTTACGAACAGGAACATACATTAAGTTAAACTTATCATAGTCAAAGTCATCATCTTGTTTTGCTACTTCAGAAGAGTACTTAGCCATTACAGATCCCATAGAAGGATCAAAAAAGCCCATAGCTTCTCCAGCAGATATGCCAGTTACACCAGGAGTAGGAATACGAAATCCAAGTGTCTGTAACATTCTAGGATCTAAAATATTCAACTTATTACCTTGTAAATCTACATCTTTCCAAATTCCACCAGGATGTAAAACTAAACCAATATCTTTAGGATGTAAATCCCTTTCTTTACCCGCTTCGTCTTCTACTTTTATTTTACCAAGAACCCAAGGAATAACGTTTTTATAAGGAGTTGTTTTACCATTTTCTATTCTTTGTGCAGTATCTTTAGATTGAACTATCTGAAGATCCTGTTGAGAGAGATTTCTTTCTTTTACTTGCTCTTTGGTAAGATATTCGTATTTTTTTAAATCTTTGTTTAAATAAGCAAATCTAACAGGTTCGTTAAATGACTCTAAGCCATGCATTGGTATCTGCACAGCAGGCGCGCCAAAGTACCTAGGATTAACAATTTCTTTGTTAATCATAGACCAAATCATATACTCAATTGGATCTTTTATAGGTAACGCATCAAATGGCGTAGTTATGTGAAACTTACCATCCCCCAAATTAGTAACTTGTAAAGCTTCTATTTGATTAGGACTTATACCTGACTTTAAAAGAGCTGTAGAAAGTTTATTACTAAATTGAGTAGCATCTCCTACGGAGTAAACACCATCTCCTACATTAGTTATACCAGCATCTTTTAAAAGATTAGTTGTTTTAAGCGTGATTAAATCACCCATTGCCTGGTTAAGCTCGAACTGTACTGGCTTTAAATGTTCTGGTAAATCAGAAGCAATCTGTTTATTCATCTGAGAACCTACAACATCATCGTGTACACCAGACTGAACCTGCTCGCCTATACCCTCTGGATTAAGAAACTGTATTTTAGGAGTTCTTCCACCATATTTTCCTGAATCATCATAATAAGAAACGAACGTTCCATCGTCTTCTGTAAGAGCGCCTGATTTTTGACCAGACTCCAACCCATAAGAATCTATACCCAAACGCTTATGAGCAATATAGGCATCTTCGTCGGCAGTTCCCTCTACTAACCAGAGACAAGTATATCTTTCAGAATCCTTAAGTGTTACAGGTACTCCGGTTTTACTAAATCCAGCATAAGAGGGTTTAGTTATTTGAACTGGTATATTTGGTCTTGTCCAGGAAAATGAGTCTAATGTAGCTTGAGCTTCTTTAATCCACTCCTCTGGATAATCAAAATGCTTACCAGATTCCTTAGTAGCTGTACCTAAAGTATAAATTTCATAAGCCCAATCAAAATCATATAATCTTTGCTCATCTTTTGTTAAGCCTCTCAGACGCATTTTATACGCCCAATAATAATCAAAAGATAAATTACATTTTGAATCGGCTCCTTTTACAGCACAATATTTACCTATTGCACCTTGAGGCTTACCTTTATCAGTTAACAGAAGTTCTTTAAATTTACCATCCTCTGTAAAAATAACACCCAGATGCTTTTCTAATCTTTCTTTAGAATACTTACCTTTATTAGCCTCATAGAAACGCTCTGCCATTTCTTCGTGGCCTTCAAGAACATACACTAATTCTTTATATGTAACGTGTCTTCTATATCTGTCTAAGTTTGTTTCTGAAATAGTATCTACCCTAAGGTCAGTACGGCGCAATCTATTAATGTTTGCAAGAACTACTGGATTAGAAGAAAGCACTTGCTTAACACCCATCCATAATGCATAACGTTTCATTACGTCAGCATAATAAGAAGGGTGGCCAAAATGAAATTTATGTTGCTCGTTACGAGCTACTTCATAATTTATTTGAATAAATCTAGATATATTACGAATTTGATCTAAAGTAAGCTTACTTAGATCAGTTTTTCCTAAAAGAGTTTCCAAATCTTTTCTCATTATCCCGCTAGGAACATAATGAGGGTTATCCTTACCTATTTTTTTAAAAGCTCCCGATTGAAGAAGTACATTTATATATTCTTCTGAAACCTTATTTATATGTTTTGTTATGGAATCTTTTATTTCAGAATCATAGTCTGCTAAAAACTTAGCCCTTCTTGTATAATATTCTTCATTAGTTCCTCTATTTTCTTTGGCGGGGCGCTTACCATCTTTAAATAAAAGAACATCTTCTTGAAAAGTTTTTATTAATTCTTTTGGTAATATTCCACTAAAATAAGCTAATTTCCATACATTATCTTGATAGTGTACAACATGTCCAGGTGTATATATTTCTGCCCAAGCTGCATCTATTTCATCCATTAATAGATTAGTCCAATGCTGTAGTATTTTTGGATTTGTTCCTTTATTAGTAGCAGATGTATACTGAAATTGAAAATAAGGCTTCCATAAAGATTGTGCCCATTCTGTATTTTTATCTGCATTAATACCGAATGTAGTAATGTTTTTTAAGATATTATTAATATCCTGTAAAGCTCTATCATTTGCTTCTAATTTACTACTAGACGAACCCTCATCAGTTTCACCAATACCAATACCTAACACAACTGCTTGCCTATAATAAGCATCTGAATATCTCTCACCCGACTCATTAAATAACATGTCGTGAGTTATATTACGCGAGAAGTTTACATAAGGATTATTCCTAAGCTCTGGACGAGACTCTATTAGTTCTTCAAAAGTTTTTGCTTGGTCTATTTTTCTAACTTGAGCCCCAGTACCATTCATATTACTCATTGCAAACATTATTTCTCCTTCTGGAGTATAATGTGAGAATGTTTGATCTGAAGGATTTAGATTGCCATAAACCTTTGCGAGATTGTTTATTTTACTGGTTACACTTTCAAAAAACAATTCATCAAAGCTATTCGTAATATAACTTCCTTTTTCCCCATATTTTGAGTTAAGAACTTTTACTATGGCAAGATAGGCATCAAATAATATACCTGAGTTTTTTTCAGGTGCAATTTTTAATTGAGTTTTATTGTTAATTATTTCAGGAATAGACGCATTAAAATTAATTCCTAAGTAACCTAGTTTCTTGAGAAGATTCGTTAAGTTGCTTTCGCTTTCATCTCTGGTTACTTTTGCAGAATTAATAAAATCCTTATATTCCTTACCTTCCCTATTTATATGTAATCCAGTATTAGTTTGTATAAAGAATCTATCCTGAATTAAATTATCATCTGATTCGGGAAGATTAATGTTTTGTATAACATTATTTCTCCAGATTTCAGCTGATCTTTTTGTATTTTCTGTTTGTGCAGGATCTACTGAATAACTAGCACGTCCTAATATTTGTTTAACTACTTCTGCTATTTGTTTATTAGCATAAGCAGCTTCGAAAGAAACTATAGTATTTATTTGGGGCCTAGTTAATATTTCCTTATCTAAGTTAAGTCTTTTAATTAACTCTGGTATCCATAAATATTTTTCATTATATCTTTCAGTCGCTGGCTCTTTGAACTTAGACTCTATCTTTTGGAAAAGCTCGTGAATGTTTGTAACACCTATGGCATTAGCTTGTAAGAATCTATTAATAGTATCAAAATCGTAGAAAGTGGGCATAAAAAGCTCACTTTGTTTTTCTTTGATTTGACCTGTTTCTGAATATTCATATTTAGGTATAGTGCCAGCTATTAACTTAACCAGGGTATTGGCGATTGTTTTAGGATCTATAGTTAAAGGATTAATATGCACGCCATCTCTATTACCTTGAGTTTCACGTTCATTATTTTCCTTAGCTATTTCTTCATCATTTATTTTATAAGAAACACCAACTCCATATTCATTAAACTTCTTTTTTACCTCATTAATAAATGCTGTTTTTTCTTCTGCTAACTTTAATTGATTATTTAAACTAGCATGCTTCAGATTAATTAATGCTTGAAGTTTTTTATTACCTTCTTCATTATTTTCAAATCCGTGTTTCTTCCTTAGATATACTATAGGATCTAATAATTTCGCACGTACTTGTTCCCAAGTATCATTAAATAATTGAGTATTTTCTTGCTCAGTTCTTTCTAGAAGTAAGGATAAATCATACCCACTGCTAAATATACGCTTTGCTATAGTATCTATATAGCCATCCACCGCTTGTTTTACAACAATCGGAGAGATGTCTGCTAATCTATTTTCTAATCTTTCTATATTACAATCAATCATATTCTTCTTTTAGCAAGGAGTTTCTTCTTCATCTGGATTTTCTTCAGGTAAATCATAATCACGCATTGGTTCACCTGTAGCTTCTGAAATAACATCTTTATTTTCCTCTTTTACTTCAGATTTTTGTTTAGCTTGTAATTCGGATAATTCTTTTTCTAATTGTTTATATTGATCATCATAATGATGCGCAAAATCAGAACCCGCCATGAATTCACCAAGCGTTTTTATTTTATCTTTTAAATAAGCTATTTGTTCTTCAGTAGTACGTTCTACCTTTTTAACTGGAACATCTTGAATTATTGGTGGTACCTCTACTTCTGGATTAGCTATTTGTTCTGCTAATACTATAGTTGGTTCTTCTATTCTAGCTATAGCTTTAAGATATGTAGCTTTTATATCATCAATTAGTTTAGACATTTCCTTAGGATCGTCTAATTTAGCTATTTCTTTAAGCTTATTTAAAGCTTCTTCTTGTGTAACTCCGTAAAGAGTAGAAACAACAAGTGCCGCATCTTCTATACCTTCTCTAAAAGCCTTAGAAGCGGTTCCTTTTTCTAATTGAGTTACTTTTGGCTTAGTAAGTCCTTTTAAAGAAGCACTTATAGTTGTTATAAAATTAGCATCTAACCCGCCTATATCTAGGAGTTCCTTAGTTACGGTTTCGTCTGGGACTAACCCAGGTAATGAGGGTTTTGATGGCTCTGGTTGTTTCTTAACTGTTTTAGCTATAGGCTTATTTAAAGGTACATTTGGACGCAATAAATCATAAACATAATCTCTTTGTTTAATTTGAGGGGCACCATCCTTAGAAAAAGGAACAATACTGGTGTGCCAATATTTATTATTTATTAAATACTCCGCATAGTTCCTATAACTTTCACCGTTAGGTTTAGTTTTTTCTATGATTTCGTATCCCCCTTTTCTAGATTTTACTCTATAATCTCTAAAAATTATATCTATATTTTTACCTTCATTACCTTGTAATGTATTCCAATTCTGTTTAGCAAATAAGCCAAAAAAGAATGCTTCTTTATTAGCTTCAATGCTTGCTTCTGTAAAAGGAATATCTATTATATCAAACTTTTTACCACCTGTTTCTGTAGGAGTTAAGAATGTTCTATACATCATCCCTCCTATTTCCCATATTCTATCGGCACCGAGTTTTCTTAAAATAGAAGTTTGTTCTTCAGTTAAAGAAACTCCATCTAAAAAACTTTTAACCAACTCCATTTCTGATTTAGTTGGTCTTGAATGGAATAAGATATTATTCAATATATAATTGCACTTATCAACAGCCTCTCTCTGGTCTGCTTTATTCCAGTTGAGTGTGCTTTTGTATTTCATTGCATTTATAACATTATCCAAATCTTCTTCAGTTAAGGGACTATTTTCTAAAGGCCATTTAGTACCAGTATTCATTCCTTGTAAAGCTATTCTACCGTTATGTAAAATAAATCTAAGGCGTTCACCATTAGGATGTTTAATTTGAATAGGATCGTAATTCTTTTCTACTATTACACCTACTACAGATTTTTCTTGACGCTTTCCTTCTATTTTTGGCTCGAGGTTAAATATACCATCAGTTCTACCAACAAATCTAACTCTAAGTGTTTTAGTAGGATCTTGTTTTATAGCTTCAACCCCATCCCTCATATCCTGGACAAGATTACGTATACGAATAGCTTCTTCTATGATATCTTTTCTTTTAATATCATTTGGAAGAGTTCTATTCTTTATAATCCAATCTGCCATGGCTTCTACACCTTTTCCCTTTGTAGCTCGTAAATCTCCTTCTAAGGTTTCTTTATTACCTTGTACAGAAGCGAATAACATTTCTTTAGGGTTGGTAGTTATATTGCTATCTTTATCTAAATATTCTCCTTTACCATTAATTACTAAAAAACCTAACCCTTCTGAATATGCTTGCTTATCCAGGAAATGGGTGGCTAAGGGATGGCCATGATAAATTATTTCACCAAACGTGGGAGTGCTACTTAAATCTATTGGATTATCTGAAACTGATTTATTAAATAAAACACTGTTACCTTCTATATTAAGAACTTCATCATTCTTTATAGTTTCATGTGAATTAGGATCTTCATTTAACTTATTTACTTCTTCAGTTAAATGTTCCATTTCCAAATCAGTAAATCTAGATTTATGATCTATGTAGAATTTATCTATAACTCTTTCTGATTTTCCATTTTCTCCTTCTACATATTTATAACTAGGTATTAAATGAGCTGGTATCCTTGTAACAGATTTAGCTAAAATATGTTCTTGATGATAATGTCTGGTCATTGTATAATTTGTACCAGCCGAGAATGCTTTCTTGCGAAGAAAGTCATTTTCATCTTTATCTACTCTTATTACAGGTGGTTCTCCATTACCTTCTCCGTTACGATAATCTGTATCGTTAAAATCAGTAGGTATAGTTCCCCGCTTTTCTTCTTTAGAAAATAAATCTTTTAAATATGTTAGATATTCTATTTTATCGTCTAACTCCTGTATTTGAAAAACTCTATTTTCTAATTCTTTTAATTTACTTTCACCTTGTTCTTTTAAGCCTAAGAAATTATCTAATTCATCATAAAGACTTTCTAAACTATCTAAAACAGTTCCTAATTCTTTATTATAAAGTAAATCTTCTGATACCTTTTCTAACTTATCTAGACGATTTACATATTTAAGCATGTCAGCTATGGCTTTGGATTTTTCTTTATCCAAGTCTCCGCTTTGTGCTTTAGCCCATAAATTAGATAATTTTTGTTTATAATCAGCTGTTGATTTAGCATCTTTTACAGCTTCATATATTTCTGAAAGTGTATCTAACTTCTTAATTAAGCCCATATGATCCTGGATAAGTTGATTAAATCCACTTATCTCTTTATCATAAATCTTAACCTGTGCTTTTGCTTCTTCAATCCATAAATGACTAGTTCGCTGTGGATCTAACTCCCAACGAGCTTTAATATATTCAGGAAGTTTATTTTCTAAAGCACTTAAGTCTTTTTCTTGAGCAGCTTCAGTAAGATGTTTAAGATTAGCATCTAAGGTTGTTGCTAATGCTTTAGAGCTATTTCTAGAGTATTCTATCATGTCTACAATAGATCTTAATCCATCTAAGTTCTGCTGTAATACAGTTCTAGCAGAAAGATAAGAAACCATTCTAGCTCTAGCGCCTTTACCCTTATTAGAAGGTTTTACTAATTCTTCTAATTTCTTTTGAGTTTCTAAAAGTTTAGCTTCTGTTTTTTCTAATACTCCTTTATTAGTATCTTGATTATTTCTTTTTTCTTCTTCTAATTTAGATACTGTTTCATCTATAGCTCTAGCTACATAAGTTTTTCTTTTCTCATGTATATCTTTCTTCTCTTTTGTAACTACTTCTGGTACGTCTTCTCCAGGAGTGGGGGGATTTGTTTTAGTTTCGTCTGTAACTACTTCAGCTTCTTCTGCTGTTTTCTTAGCTTCATCTGAAATTCTTTTTGCTTCTGCTTTCTTTTTTAGATCTTCCCAAGCTTCCTTTGCTTGTTTTTCTCTACCTTTCTTAACAGCATCTACAAATCTCCCCCAGTTGGGCGGGTCTATAATAAAATTAGCAATACTTAATGCTCCTTCATGTTCTACTTCTAATTTGTAATAGTCCATGTAAAGATCAGTAGCTTTATCTAAATCTTCTTTAGAAAGAGGCTCCTTATCGTTTTTACGTAATTCTAATTTTAATATTTCACCTAAGTGTTTTTCAAATACAGGCTTGTGTTTCTCTTTTAATAATTCAAATGCTTTAAATTTATCCTTAATCTCTGCATCTGTATTTTCAGGCATAGCAAGAACTTTCTGATAATCAGTAGCATATTCAACTATAGAATTCTTATAGTTTTCTAATCTACTGATTTCAGCATCTATTTGTGCAGGATTCTCTGCTACGGCGCGTTCTAACTTAAGAGTTTCTAACTCTTCTTGTATCCTGTTAGGATGTGAAAGATTATATGTAGTCGTAAAAGATACATTAGGCATAAGCCCCCTAAGCCCTTTGCTTAAAGGACCTCCGTTAAGTATTCTGTTTTGACGTTCTACACTTTGTAAAACAGTACTTCTTGTTACTGTAGCTATATCTATAGCATTTTTATATGCTGTATAACTCTCAGCTTCTCTTTTATATTCTTCAGTTCCTTCTTTATATTTAGAAGGATTATATGGATTAGGAAACTTTCTCCATATCTCATTATAAATTCTACCTATATCTTTAGCTTGTCCTTGAAATTCTGTTATTTTCTGAAGAACTTCTTTATGTAATTCTTCTGTGAATTCTTTTCCAGGATGAAAAGCTTCAACTAATTCTTTAGGAGTTAGAGTATTTACATGATCATTTAAATGTTCTAAAAAGACATCTAAAAGTTTATTACGAGCAGCAGCTACCAAAAATATATTAGCAGATAAGTCTTTAGTATCATCTACATCTTTTTGATCTTTTGATTCTAAGCCATTTGTTATGATTTTCTCAAATTTAGATTGAGCAATCATATCTGGAACACCATCAGATAAAGGGTTTTTCCACCAATCATTAAATTTATCAACAAAAGCTTCTGCTTCTTTTAAATCGGCTGCTTTCTGTTCTGGTGTTGTTCTTTTATCTAAAATTCTTTTATTATTCCACTCTTGGATTCCTCCCATTTTATCTAAAAGAGGTCCCATTAAAGTACCAGTAATAAAACCTGAAATAAATGTTTGAGCTCCTTCTCTAGTAAAATTATGATCTATAGATTTACGAAGTGCTTCCTGTAAAGACAAATCTTCATCTTTATATCTAGCATTAAAATAAGACTTAACCGTATTATCTACAGTTTCCATTGCAGACATAGTTAAGCCGAAACCAAAACCATGTCCTAAAGCGCTTTTATAATTATCTCCATTTTTAAATCCCCTTACTACAGAATTTCTAAAGGATCCCCAATCGCTACCTTTTAGGGATAACTTTTCTCCTGTTTTCTTAGCTAATCTTGATGAATTAACTGCTATATTAGAAAACATACCAGAGCCTTGTTCTGCTAAAGCTGTTTCTATGGATTTATTTCCTTTAAGTATATTACCAAAAGCTAATTTGTTTGTATATAAAGCAACAAAAGCATTGAAGGCTCCATCTTTTTTGGCAGCAACTAATGCGTTATCTTGGATTTGTTGTTCATCTAAACCTTCTGGAGCGTAACCATTTTTTCTTTTAAATTCTTCCCTTTGCTCCTGGATAATACTCTGCTGTACTCCTGACGCATTTCCTTGCGCCATAGAGACTGCTAAATTAAGATCACGTAGATCACTATATACAGCTCCAAAGCCCTTACCCATAGTGCTTACTATAGCTCCAGCTCTACCTGGATTCATTATATCTTGTCCTACAAATTTAGCTGTATTTCCTAGAGGTGTTAGCTTTCCCAGAGAGGTGGTCCAATCTCCAGCATAACCAGCTGCACCTTTTGCAACGTCCCAAGCATTTTTAAAACTTGCACTTTCTTTAAAAGCAGCCATTGACTTTCTTAACGTTTCTGCTTTGTTTAACGTTTGTGAAAGTCTATATGTGTTTTTAGTAGCTTTACTAAAATCTAAAACTCTTTTTGCTTCAATAGCTCCTAATGTAGGCGCGGCTCCACCAAAGGTAGCTCCTATGGCTAATCCTACAGCTACGTTTTCTCCAACTAGTTCTGCAACAGAACCAAATATATTACCAGATCCTTGAACACCTTCTGCTATTTTTTCCCATTGTATATAATCCTTATCATCTGGGTTAGTCCAAATTCTATGTTCTTGTGAAAAAACTTTATTCTTCTGAGATATTTCTTCTAAAACATCTTCTGTATATGGAGCTTGAAAATCACCTTCTTGGAAAATAGAAGCTGTATTCTTCCAAGTGCTAAGTTGATGTGTAAAACCTTCAACAAATCCTTGACCCCAACCTGAAGCAACATCTCCTATTACATCTCCAAAAGTTTGGGCTTCCCAATATCTTTTTTGATTCCTATTACCTATCTCTGGATCATAACCAAATGTTTCAAAGTTATCATCTGCTTTATAAGCTTCTATGTCAGATTCATCCCAATTAAATGTTATTGGTTGAAACTTAGCTGTAGCGTCACCTTCTAAAATACGTCTGTTGAGATCATCAAATAAGGGATCACCCGAACCACCAGTTAGATGTTCAGAATGATCTATCGGAGATCCGTATGGAGCGTGAGTGGTTAGATCAAGAGTTTTTGGTAACTCGGGACTATGATACTCAGATTGCGAATTTATTGTGTCTGGAGTAAATAACATTATTTGATTCCGTATTGCTGCTTAACTTGATCTAATGTGGGTGCGTTATCTTTATTGAACTTGCTTTGATATTTCTTTCTATTTACTATATTTTGATTCCAATGTTTTGGACGTTCTTCATCTATCATTTTTACAAGATGATCAATAGTATATTTATTAAGAGGATATGTTTCTTCTACAAGTTTACTTTCAAATTTACCCGTCTCTGGATTTGCCACCATTCTATTCATGGAAACTGTGGCCATTGTAGGTTTTGTTTTACCATCAGTTCTATCGGGTCTAATTGACCAATTATATCCTACAGCTCTGTCACCTTCACTTTGACGAAGTGTAATACCTCTATCAAACTCTGGATACATAGTAGTTGGAACTTCAATAGACCTCATTACTTTCTGAAGATTTTCTCCCAAGGCGCCCTCTTTTAAATTAATATAAAGGGTTTTACCATATAACTGCGCTCTATCAGGATTGGTTTCGTTTGCTTTATCTGTAGCATTTGAAAGAGTAACTATAGCAACTTGATTTCCTTTTGTTCCTATATTAGATATTTTAAATTCTGCAAGATTCTTTTTTATACTTTCTTCAGAACCAGCGAGCCTCATAAAAGCAGCCAAATCTTCTTGAGCAGCAGCTTCAGACATTTGTGGATTTAAAAATGCTCCTTCTTGATTTCCGATTTGAGCTGTTTCTTTAATTAAATCTACTCCATGTTCTCCTTTATTAAAACCATATCCTATTACTTGTCCTTCTATTCCTGTTTTTTCTACTAATTCTCTACCTCTAGGTATGGCCTTTTCCAGGAGTTTGGTGTATTCTTTTTTCAGATCCTTAGACTTACCATACTTCTTTTCTAAATCATGAAATGGCGTAAGTTCTGAATACATGCCAGGAATAACATATTCAACCTTTCCCAATTTCAAAAGTACTGTATTTTCTGTTGGGCCATTACCATAACTAAAATCTCCAGCTAAATACGATCTACCAATTGTATTTGCAGATAATGTAACAGTGCTACCGTTAGCAGCCCTTGCTACAATTTCTTTAGGTAAGTTCAAAGCAATGTCTTCTGCTGTAATAATATCATTTATACCACCTCTGTCTATAATAAGTGGATTTTTTTTATACTTTTCGCTTTGTATTATGTTATGTAGATTCTTTTGCAAATCTTCATTATTAGCTTTGTAAGCTCTAAGGCCATGTTCTATTTTGTCTATAGTAGCACTAATTTTAGAAGCAGTTACACCGTCTCCATTTTTTAGATTAAAATCAGCATATTTTGTAGCGTGTTCTAATACGGATTTAGTTAATATATCTTTTAACTGTTCTGGATGTTTGCTTAAAGCAGGAATATCTAACTTTGGAGAAGCTATGCCTTCACTTAACAACCCATTATATATATTAGCAAAGCTGCTAATCATTTCTGGAGTTATACTATTGGCTTTGTTTTCTGTATTATTGAGCATCCATGTATTTAGATTAGCAATATCATCACCACTAATGCCTGGTAAAGAAGATAATGTAGAACTTAATCCTTTTGGATGCCATAGACCACTATTTACATAACCAATATTTTTCTTTTGTTCATTATTGTATAATGTAATTTTATCTACGTGCTGTGCCAAATCAGTAGATAAAGCAAGAACAGTTCCCTCTTCTTCTATAGGTTTTTTGTTACCATTTTTATCTAAGCCATTATTAAGCATGGCAATCATCCAATTTTGATTTTTGTTAGCCCAACCAAGTGCATCAACCATATTATGATAACGAATATCTTCTGCATCTCTAGCAGCTTGTAATTTTCTAGATTGAGCGTCCGCAAAAGCATGATCTTCGGAATATTCTATTGATTCCATTGCAGCATTACGTGTAGCCCATCCGTTAATTACTTTTTCTCGTTCTAACTTAGCAGAATAATTTTCATAATGATTTATCAAATCAGCTAATGTTTCAGGAGCCTTTCGCGCATCTAAAAACTCATATCCTTCTGTTTGTGCTTTACGAAGTTTAGACTCATAATCAGCACTAGCTCTTGCTAATTCACCTAAAGCTTCAGTCTGTTCTGGTGTAGGATATTGTTTACCATCTTTTGCTACGGGTATAGACTTTACTATTTCCTGCATTTGAGAGGTAACATATAAGTTATTTAGACTATAAGATTTAATTTTTTCTCTATAATCAGAAGCAGCTTGTTCAAATGTTTCGGTTCCTAGTTTTTGTTCAGCCTCTTCTTTAGTAAAACCCATATCCATTAAATTACGAGTTTTATGATATTTATTAACTGTTCCTATTACTCGGAATTGCTCATTATAACTATCATCAAGAACATCTTCTATAAAAGACTTATAGCTTTTATATGAAATTTCACCATTTGTTGTTTTTACAAGATAGCCTTGATTATTTGGATAAGTGTGAACTATGGTTTTACCACTATCCTTTAAAGCTTGGTCGGCTGCCTTTTTTACATCTCTAAAAGGAATAAATTTATTTATTTCTACTTTAGCTATGGAACCATCTCCACGTTTAGCTTCTTTTAAATTAACTATGGGGATTCCTATATAAGTTTCTATTCTGGGATCGTAGGTAGATCTTATTTCTTTATCTGTACTTGTTCTAGCTGATTCTGCTTTTTGAAATTCACCCTGAACTTGTTTAGTTTTACTTATATCTTGTAAAATATCATCATCTTCCCAGAATGGAGCAAATAACTTAGAAGCTTGTTCCACATTACCTGGTAAAGATAAATCTGACTTAGCCAGGGATTGGAGGCCTTTTTCAACAGAAGTTATATATCGAGAACGTACTTCTTGATTTTCACCATTAGAAATGGGCGCATTTAAAACAGAATTATATAAATTCTTAACGGTGCTGACACCTTGTTTATAGTCCTCCCCTATACGACCTAATGTCGTATTAAGAAAAGAATAATCCACACTACCTATTGGCGTGTCTAGATTTGTATCTGAAATATTTTGATATGGTGATGCCATTACAAGTATTTATATATTGTTTTGTTTATTTTTGTTCCTGTTAACATTTTACAAAAACAACTATATTCGACGTTAATTAAATTTGAAACTTCTTTTGCAGAATTATAAATTTTTTTTGTAATAGTATCTATAACTTTTTTTGAATTAGCTTTAATACAATTTTGAGATAACTTTCTTCCTTTTTTCATATTACTCATTATCTTTTTTGTTTCTTCAGAAAGAGGTACATTAAAAGTGTTTGGATCTGTAGGTTTTATATTATATCCAAATTCTGAATCATTACTTCTTAATATTGTACACCAATAATGTTCTAAAAAACACAGATTATCAAAATTACATAATTCTATTACTTCAAATTCAAAATTAAATCTACCATATTTATTAAATGCTTTCTGTAAATGACGATTTCCGTGTTTATTATAACGAAGTTCGTTAATATGTTGCTGCCTTCTTCTATATAAATTAGTAGTATATCCGACATAAACCTTCATGTTAACTTTATTAACTATCTTATAAATACCAGAGTTCATAATAAAATATACGATTTTTTATCCAATACACCAAATTTGTTTATTGAATAACTTATTTATGTTTAAACTTATGAAGTGTAAGGATAACCTGCATCTTCTGACGCAGCGTTATCATAAGGACTATATACTTGTGTATTTCTGTTATTTTTTTGATTGTTAGGACTTAAAGTGTTTCTGTTAGTCCTTCTACTCATAATACCATAAGCCATTTTATAAGCTTCTTCTTCTTTTAAAGAAGGATTAGCTTTCCTTAAATTACTAGTTAACGCTTTTAATTGCTCACCTGGATCATTTTTATCAGAATTAGTAGAATTATATGCAGGATTAAATCCAACTTTTCCTGATCCAGGAAAAATGAAGTGACCTGAATCCATATTCATTCTATTAACATAGTCTATCTTAGATCTATTATCAGTAGCAACTTCATATGTTTTAAGTAGATTATTCTGAGCAGCTCGCATAGCATTATCGTACTGTTGTTCAGAAACAATTCCTTGTTTGTACAATTCAGTTATTCTATTAGAATTATATTCTATTTGTTTATTAGTTATTTCATTTATTCTATCTTGACCCTGATTAGAAATACCTATTTGTTTTTCTCTAAGTTGAGCTTCACTACCTTGTATTCTATTAATAGCATCCCCCCATATAGCAGAGTCATTTGCTCTTTGACCCTGTCCCCTCTGGCTAAGAGCACCAATCATTGATTGCGTATTGGCTGCACTAGCTATTGCTGCTTTTTCTGCAGCATTATCAGGTAAAGAATAAGTTGGTGTAGAAAGATTCATCTGAGCTATATAACCAGGATATTTCTTTATGCCAGCCATTTGTAAAGCGGCCAAAGCCATTGCTGCTTTATCTTGGTTTCTATAACCAAAAGGTATTTTTGGATTATTATTTGTAGCTATCCCAGGAGGTGTGGGTTCGTTATTATGAGTTTTAAATATATTATCATTATAATTATAATTTATGTCACTCTGATCCATTAAATCTCGTCCTACATAAGGATTACCTGTAACCATTGGTTCTGTTAATTTAGATTCATACGCTATTGGACCTGTTCCAGGTAAGTAGGTGGCTCCGTCTATTGGGAGATCTGGTGTAATTGGTCTTCCATCATAAGAATACGAATCACCAACATCATCAACTTTCTTTCCTATAATTTCATATTCTTGAGGTACAGGCATCAAAGGTCGAACATATTCCTGATCAGGAGCACCATAGTTTTTACTAAATGAGCTACTTCCAGCTAGAGTTGGGCCACCACCTTGAAACTTAGGCGTACCACCATATTTAGCAACAGGTGTTTGCTGAGCTTCCTGAGCCTGTTCCTGGCTCTTTAAATATAACTCAGGTATACCTGTAGGAAACCCCTTCTTAGCCTCTTGAACTAAAGCTAATCCGCCCAGTTTTGTTTCAAAAGCTTTAATTACTCTTGTTGCAGTATCTATCTGCAATTGATCAGAATTAGGATCTGCTAAAATAGCTTGAAATTTATTAATATCATACTGCTTAGCTAGCTGAGCGGGGGTGTATTTCTTTTTAGTATCTTCTGGTTTACCAAAATATTCTAAAATTGGCCCACCTATTTTCATTTTCTTAGTTTTAGAAAATACAAAATCATTAGCTTTAGCTAAAATAGGAGTGCCTCCGTTAGAGTGGGGCTGACCTTCTATATTAAATTGTGCTGTGGAACCATCCGGCATTGTACGAACTAACGTTTCTCCGCGCTCCATTTCTGTATTTGCTTCTTCTCTAGGAACAGCAGGAAGAACTTTTGCTACTCTAGAAAATGGATTTTCAGAAAATGGCGAGCTACCAATATAGTTTTGACCTATATCTAATGCACCAGTTGCATTTTGACCTCCATACTTAAAATCAGTTGGCGCTTGTTCTTGAGCTACTTGTTGTTTTGGAGCTTTTATTATTTTTATACGCATAATTTATTGTTTTGTAAAATACAATTTTGCTTCAGCTTCTCTTCTTTTAACAAGACCTTGTATAACTTTACCTCCAGCTTTTACCCATTTCATGAACTCATCTGTTATAGAGGTGTCATTAGGTTCTACATTAACTTTTTTTAGAAGAGTTGATGTTTTAAGAGCGCCAGTTCCTAAGTTGAAACAAAATGATACTAGGGCATCAAATTGATTTTGTGTTATTTTTGAAGTTACATTAGAATTTACAGCATCTTCATATTTTATTATTTGCTTAGTAAATTCTGTTTTTATCTGGTCCAGAGTAAGGGTGGTATCTTTTGTTACTTTCTTACCATCTATTTGAATAAATCCTATACCAACAGTCCATATACCTACAGAATCTTGATAAGCTTTTGTTTTTATTCCTTCCCAAGTTGATATAAATTTATATCCGTTTTCGCTAAGTTTCATATATTATTTTATTCTTTTTATTTTATAACCCGCTTTAATTAATTGTGCTGCTTGTTCTTCTGTGACTTCTAACTCATCTCCTTCATTATATCCTTGTGTTTCTCCACCTTCTTGAAAGAATGTTTCCATATCTCCATTCCAAGTGTGCCCCCCGTGTTTATAAAATTGGCCTGGCTGAGATGGAGTTCTCATGTTTGGTTTAAAATTACCGAATTGATCATAATCTCCCATTGAACCCGAAGCACCCTCATTTCTGGATAAGCCTCTTTGTTGTGCATATCTATAAAAATCTTCTGCTGTTTTTTGCTTTCCTAAGACAGAAGATGCTGCAGCAAAACCTCCAACAGCGCCAGTGACAGCCGCAGCTCCAACTAAAAATGGACTTACATGTTGTCTTGATTCTGGACGTTCGTTGATATCTGTTATTGGGAATTGTGTATTTCCTGTTTTTGAATTATATGCATCTACAGAGCCGCTACCATAATTGATATTAGCAGTAGCTTGTTCATTATCCATATAAGTGCCGTTCTTCTTCTTCATCCATGCTGCAGGTGGACGCTGTTGAACCACACCGGTATCTGTTGGATAAACTTTTGGAGGAGGTGGGGTTCCTATTATATCTGGAGTATAATTATCATCTATGGGATTCCCAGCTGGACCAAAGTTACCACCTGGTTGATACTTTCTCAAGTAACCACCCATTCTCATATTCTGTTCTCTTATTCTATCTAAAGAATAATCTCCAGATCCTAAAGCAGCTCCAGAATGTTGTTGTATATTTTGATATCCTTTAATATCACTATATACTTCAGGAATTCCTTGAGATTGAATTAGATTAGCGTCATTACCAAATCCTTCCCAACCAGAATCTAATCCTATAGAAGTTTTAGGAGGAGCCATCCAACTATTAGTAGGCATATATCCCCAATTCCTATCATGTATTTCTACTTCGTAAGAGGGATCGCCACCTTCAACCATTTTCTTCTTAGTCTTCTTAAGCTTTCCTTTAGTAAATGGAGTTTCTGATTCTCCAGCTACACCACCAACCTGTCTACGTGGTAACGATGCGTCTTCGCCACGTTTGGTTTCTTGTTTAACGTTGGTAAATTGTTTTGATTGTTCAGTATCCCTATTTCCTGGAAGAGACTGACGTTGTTCTACATTAGCTTGTCCAGATGATAGGTGATATTTTGCTTCGGGAAAATCTGAAAAGAAAGCACTTTCAGTAGGATATTTTTCTAAAAATTCCTTTTCTGATTTACATCCAGATAATTTTATAAATTTATGCATATAATTAATATTTAGACAACCAAGATCCACCATCTTCTAATCTCGGATGCGGTATATAAGTGCTTCTATTTGGTCTAGTTTGTTTTCTACCTTTGAATTGACGTTGCTTTTGCTTAGGTAATAAAGGAACTTCTACATTTTCAAAAAGTGAATCTACCTGACCACCTTCTTTATTCTGTTGTCTTACTTTAGGAAGTAGAGATTCTGGTATTTGATCTTTCTTTCCTTTCTCTGCATTTATCATTCTTTGCATTGGAGTTTTAGGACCAAAGTCTGTATATTGTTCAGGATAATCATACTTTAGAAATTCAGGATCCCTATCTATACCAGCATCAGTCCAAGGAGCATGTTCTCTATTAAGTAAGTGTTGGGTTTCACCACTTCTTAGATTATACCCTTCCTCAAACAATTCTCCCTTCTTGAAAGGTCCTGGCGTTATAAACATAGATGGCCTTCTTTTTTTTACTTCACTTTGCATTTTTCTCCACTCTGACCTATCTATTTGCTTTCCGTTTTTGTAGAAAGTACGGGAGATACCATTTTCATGTTCAATATCAGGACCTTGATAATATATGTCTCCATTATGTTTTACAGAACCTGGTTTGTTGGCATAATCATCTAAAGGATTACTATTTTTTATAAAATCTTTTTCTAGATTTTTAACTTGGAGATCAACATCAATATTATTCATCCATTGAGTATAATCTTCAGTTTCCTCCATTTTATCTAATCCTATCTTATCCTTAGGAGTTGGCCAACCAGATTTCTTAATTTCACGAGGATTCACACCAAAACTTTCTAATATTTTCTGCTCTTTCTTTAATTCCGGAGGCATAGTTATTTTAGGTTTACCTGTTTTTCCTGTGGGATTATTTTTAATGTATGCGGCTGGAAAATTACCAGAAGGTTTTGTGGGTGTTGTTGGAAATATCTCTACAGAAGAATATGGATCATGTGGTAGAATGTTGGTTTCTCCATAAATCTTTGGATTTTTAGCTAACGCCTTTAAACTCATTTTTCCTAACTGCTTGGCTGCAGAACCCAACAAAATAACGTCAGAAGCACCAATAAACTTTTCAGATAAACTATTGAAGCTTTTCCATTTATTACTGTTGTAGAACTCTCTAAGATCTCTTTCCTCAGCCTCCTGTTGGTACATCTTATTCCTCAGGTACTCATGGTCTCTCTGTTGTTGTGGGGTGCCATATCCTTCTGCTGACCTCATGTACTGTTGAGGATGTTCCATCATATACTGTTCACCTACAGAATATTGTGGTACATATCCAGGTGATTGGGTAGTAGTTACTGTAGCTGGTTTATTAGCTGTTGATGTATATTCTATTGGACCACCCTTTTTCATCTTGTGTGCAGCTATGAATGAATCAGCGGCAGCTTTAGTGAAGAAATTTTCTCTAACATCTTTCCCATCTATAGTCCCGTATACATTGAAATTACTAGGGGTATAATTTGGTTGATATATTACTTGTTGAACAGGCTGTTTATATACTGGTATTATAGAAGCTGCTCCAGATGATTGAAATGGACGGCCATCTAAAGTTACTATATTGCCATCACTAACATCATCAATTCCCGCATATGAATAGGCACCTAATGGTTTAAAATTATTAGGATAACCTGCATCAAATCTTTCTTTAATTGTTTTATAGTTACCATTGCTGTCTATTGGTTTTACCGCATTGATTAAATCAGAGCCTTTATTATAGATATAATCATCTTTTAAATTCTTACCCTTTATTTTCTGAATATACGTATTGTATAACTTACTACTATCTTCATACAATTGCTGTCTTCTTTGATACTCAACAGAATCAGATGTTACAAATGGCTTAACATCTCCACCTGTTTGGTAGTGTACTTTATCAGCAGGTCTGTTAATTCCTGTATAGTCTACCTTGCCTCCTTTTTGATACTGCCTTTTATTTACCATAGAATCAGCTTCTTTTCTTGTATTGAAGTGATACATATTTTGTTGTCCATCAGCATCTTCCAATACTGTGAAATTACCTGAGCCTATATGTTGTATCTTAGGCTGCTGTTTAGTAGTCTTTTTAGATTGCTTCTGAGGTACTTGTTGTGGGGTACTGTTGTTCATATGAAATGGTACACCAGATTGCTGTTCCTGATATTGTTGTTCTTGTACATAAGGAGATTGTGCTATACCAGGAATATATCTGTTTGTTCTGGCAACTTCTTCTAATCTGTATCCCTGAAAGTCTTGAAGAGGTTTGAAATATTCCTGAAAATGATTAGGTTTTGCCTGCCATTCAGCATAGCTTTGGTTGTAATTATCAGCAGATTCCCTCAACATTTTATTGAGTTCTTCACTATTACTTACATTTTTAGGTTCGTTTGTAAATGGACGTAACTCTCCTTGTTCAGACACCATCCCCATTCTCTCCCCTTGCTGTATTCCAGATGCAGGAACTCTTGTATAATGCTTAGGAGAAAATTTGTTGTAGACTCCCTTTCCTACAGATGCACTCATTGCAGCATCCAATCCAGTCAATAATGTAGCATCCAGAAAGTTGTTCTCAGGATTTCTATAATGTTCTGCTGTTACTACTCTTTTACCGGCATCATAGTATGTTAATGGGTTGAGTATATCTGCAGCATTGTCATAGACATTCTTCTCTCCATACTCCAGATAGTCAGGTACAGGTTGCCCCTTCATCATATAGCTAACAGCAGTCATTGGGTGTCTGGCTACTTGCCCTGCTTTACTGATAGCACTCCTTTGAGGTTCAGCAGTTCTAGCTATTTCCTGTTGTCCTGCATAAGGATTGATGTACATAGGTTTACCTTCCCAAGGAGCACCCGATACTACAGCATTGGAACTAGTCCTGAACTGTTCTAATGGTGGTATATAGTTAATAGTACGCACCTCTTCCTGTTGTTTAGGCAACATTCTCTTACCTGCTTTACCACCAACCTGTTTCTTTTGTTTACCCATTTTGTAACCACTAGTATTATCTTTGGATGAGGCAAACCATGAGGCTTGTTCTTCGTTAGGAAACTGTATATATTCTCCAGTAGTATCTGCGTAGTTCCATGCATTATCGTTATTACCATAATTAATAAGTTTACCAGACTTATCCTGCACGATAGTTGGGTATACCCTGTTTTTATCATAAGCCATTAGATGAGTAGAGTAACTGCCATCAGGATTGTTAATGACTGGGTATTGATTGGGATTTAGATACCTCTGTATAAAGTTCTTAGAACTATTAGCATTCATTACACTATCTACATATGCTTGTTTATTAGTATTCCATAATCCTCCGTTTTGCATTTTTCCAAGGGGAAATTCCCGCACTATAGTAGCTCCTGGAAAATAGTAATCATAAGGAGGTACCATAAATTGAGACATTCCTGTATCTGCAATTGCTAATATAGGAGATCTTACTCCTTTCATGGATATATTTTCTGCAGGTATATTTAAGAATGGCTCATGTTTATCCTTAGAGTTTTCTCTATATCCTGTTTTAGATACCTTGCCACCCTTTTGATATTTTGTTTGCATTGATCTACGGAAGTCTGCTGTTGCATCTAAAATATCTTTGTAATTTCTGTTATCTATTGGTTCTTCTCCAGTAGGGGTAGGGAGTTTTCCTGTATAGGCTATTTGTTGTGGTTCAAATTTATTATTTGTATTAAATTGATTAATTGAACCTAGCGGAAGTTTATCTACACTCGTTTCTTTATTTACAAATGTGGGAACATCTATTTGTTGTAGAGCTAAATCAAACTCTTCACTTGTATCGTACGGATGAAATGAATTTAAATCTAAAGGTAATTTTTTTATAATCTCCTTTTTATGAGCAAATTTAGGAGCAACTTTTTTAATCTTTGATGCTACTTGATTGGGTTTTACTTCTTTGGCTATCTGTTCTTCGTTTTCTCCAAACATTGGTTTATACCACAACCTAGGTTCAAATCTTTTACCAGTTAATTGTTTATAAACAGTATCCTCTTTTTCTGTATAATTACCTTTTCCTACTTTATCAGTTAAAAATTTATGAAGTTGTTTATATTCTGCTGTTTTAGTTACTTGTGGATATTGATCTAATAACCTACCATAAGTAGATACACCATCTTCTTCTATTACTCCAATATGACCTAAGTCTACAGCACCAAATCCTTTTGGATCAAGATGATATAGTCCTTCTTTCTCAGCATTTTTCCAAAGAATATTATGATAAGCATTACTATCTTTTTTTACAGGTTTACCATCAACAAATATTTGAAAATCTCTAGCAGCTCTTACGGCATGTAAAGAAACATCTGTTGTAGATTGTCCTCTCTTTTTAATATCAGCTTGACTTTCTGGCTTTCTATAACCAGATACTTCTTTAACTTCTACTTTCTTTCCAGGATAATATTTTTTAGCTTCTTCATTAGCCTTCTTTAAGAAATTAGAATATTTTGAATCAAATAAAGCAGAAGCAGATGGATCACCACCTCCTTGATAAGAATCTAAATCCCGATATTTTGATAACCAATTAGACATTATTTCAATGTATTTAAGTAACGTGCTTTTACAAACATACCTTGAAGCTCTGAGCTAAGGTTGCACAGCTGTTCTAATTTTTTAGATTCAGCATATTCACAAAGTTTTATAGAAAACTGAAAACCTTCATCAATCATCTTTGAAACATTTTCATCGGAATAAGGAGGAACTTGCATTAAAGATACAGAACCAAAGCGTCTTGGCGCCTGTATGCCTAATAAGTATTCTGAAATATTATCTTTCATGTCTACTAAAGATTCATACAAATCGCCTAGCATTTTATGTTTAGCAAAAGATGTGGTCTGTAAATGAAATAAATGAGAACAGTCATGAAAATAAAATAACTGACTTACTATGTATTCTGGTGTAACACTTGTCGGTTTAGGTATCATTTTATCTAGGTGAATTTTGGTGATTTGCGTGATTTAATCTTATTTGTCCTTGTATGTTATCTGCTACTAATTTTTGTAAGAATATAGTATTATTATAACCTCTAAACTTTTTAGTTTGTAAAGTTGGTTTGTTATAGTTTACAGCTAATGGATTTATTGTTTTATCTACTCCATTCCAAGAGCTTATCCAGATGTTAGTGGGGGCTTGTCTATTATTTAAAATGTCATAAAAATCATTAGCTCTAATAATTGCTTCTTTACAGGAATAAAGAATACTTATACTATTGGGTCCTATTATAGGGTATGTTAAGTTTGTATAAGGATTGCTTGATTTTGGAAACATATTCAATACACCACTTATTTGTTCCTCATTACTTATAATGAGTTTATCCCAGTTATAGCACAAACTAGGCATTCTATCTTTACCGTTAGGTTGATAATAAAATCCTTCAAATCTATATTCTATATTTTTTAAAGTTGTATTTGAAGGTGTTGTATTGGATTGATATTCTATTTCATATGGATAATCTATACCATAGAAATTACTGAATTTATTAGTTCTATTATTATGTGTCCATAAAGTATTAGTTTTGTTAGTTACAACGTTACGCCTTGCACTAAGTGATAATGTTGGAAACCATGAATGAAAACTAATCCAAAATTTACTTATAAAAGAAAAGCTAACAGTCCAAGAACAGTCTTCAAAATAAGTTGTATTAGTAAATTTAATTGGTATACTCTGTTCTAAGTTAGTATCATTATAATAGAATTCTCCAGAATTTGCCATTTCTACTATACCCACATATTGATCTCGTACTCTATAATCTTTTTTAGAAACATAAAGTATATCATTAGTTTCATCAAATGAAACTTGAACTCCGACTCCTATAACAGGGTTATCTGGATAAGGATATGTAGGGAATTGCTGAAGTAATTGACTAGGGAGATAACGACTAAACCAATATTTCATTCCAGCGTTACTTATTTCTTCAACTTTACCTGTATAAAGA